CTGTAGGCAGTACCGCTTACAGAATTGAACGTGGACGTAAGCCAAACATACTGAAGTTTTATGTTGACAACCACGAGCAAGAAGTTGCTGACAATGCTCAAGGTGACAGCCGAGAAACACAAACTGCAATTGAGGATGTGTTAGGACTTAGTCATGACATGTTCAAACACATTCTGGCACTAAACACTTACACTGAACCGTTTTTAAGTTTAAAGGCCAATGATCAACGCACTATAATTGAGCAACTACTGGGTATTACACTACTCAGTGAGCGTGCCGAACGTATCAAAGAACTTAATCGTGAAACCAAAGATGGCATTACACAAGAAGAATTTCGCATTCGTGCTGTACAAGAGGCCAACAAACGTATTGAAGAGCAAATTGAAAGTTTAAAGCGTCGACAAACCTTATGGGTAACCAAACACAAAGAAGAGCTGGATCAACTCCAAAATGGATTAGACGAGCTACAAAAAATTGACATTGCTGCCGAAATTCAAGCACACAAAGATCATGCGTCCTGGGATTTGCAAAGAAAAGAATTTAATGAATTAGCCACTGCAATCAGTCGAGCCAAGCTAGATCTACAACGCGAGCAAAAATCAGCTGACAAGTTGTCCAAGGAAATTGCCACGCTTGAATCGCACACTTGCCACACTTGTGGACAACCATTTCATGATGCTAAACAAACTGCTGTACTAGCTGCTAAACAAAAAGAGTTAGATGAAGCAACAGATCAAGTGGCTTTGCACAGCGATACGCTGACTAAACTGCAAGAAGCCAGCGATGCCATTGGGGATATTGGCAAACCACCAAAGATGTATTATGATCGTGAAGAAGATGCTATTTCGCATAGAACCACGCTTGCTGGTCTAGAGCAGCAGATCAAATCAAAATCGGGCGAAGCTGATCCTTATGGTGAACAAATTGACGAAATGCAGTCGCAGGCACTACAAGAAGTCAACTACGATACACTAAATGGGTTAACGCGGCTTCAAGAGCATCAAGAGTTTTTGTTAAAACTGCTAACCAGCAAAGATTCGTTTATTCGTAAAAAGATTATTGAGCAAAATCTCAGCTATCTAAACGCACGATTAACTTACTATCTTGATCGCATTGGACTGCCCCATACCGTGGTGTTTCAGAATGATTTAACCGTTAGCATTGAGGAACTAGGCCGTGAACTTGATTTTGACAATTTAAGTCGTGGTGAGCGGAATCGATTGATACTGTCAATGTCGTGGGCATTCCGTGATGTTTATGAAAGTTTATATCAACCAATTAATGTCCTGTTTGTTGATGAAATGATTGATTCGGGGCTAGACACACAAGGCGTTGAAAACAGTTTGGCTCTACTCAAGCACATGAGTCGTGAACGGCACAAATCCATTTGGTTGGTTAGCCATCGTGATGAGTTAGCTGGGCGTGTTGAAAATATTCTTCGTGTGGTCAAAGAAGGTGGCTTTACCAGTTACAACACTGACATTGATCATGCGTAAAATAAAAGTATTACACGTAGAGCCAACTGATGTTTGTCAACTAGCTTGTCCGTTGTGTGCTCGAGAAACTGATCCAGAATTTAAAAAAGAATTAAAACATCATTTAAGACTAAGTCAAATACAGAAGCATTTTTCTGACAAAACAATTGCTGGTCTTGACAAGATGTTCATGTGCGGCAATTATGGTGATCCAGCTGCGGGCAAATATACGCTAGACATCTATAGATATTTCCGCCAAGTTAATCCTAACATAACATTAGGAATGAACACCAATGGAGCACTACAAAATACATTTTGGTGGAACGAATTAGGCAAGATGTTTAATCAGCCACGAGACTATGTAGTATTCAGCATTGATGGTTTAGAAGATACTAATCCTGTTTATCGAGTCAACTCTGATTGGCGTAAACTAATGGCCAATGTCGAAGCATACATATCAGCAGGCGGGTCAGCACACTGGGATATGTTGGTATACAAACATAATCAACATCAAGTTGATGCATGTGAACAACTAGCACGCGATATGGGATTTACATGGTTTCGTGCTAAGGTTAGCAAGCGTGGATTTACCAATCGACTAGAATTTCCGATTGGGTGGCAGTCGGCTACAGTTAAATCTGGTAAAATTAAGTGCTACATTTTAGAAGAAAAAAGTATGTACATTGATGCTCGAGGGAATGTCAGCCCTTGCTGCTGGTTAGGATCTAGACAATCAAACTTTGAGCACAATTTCGTTGAAATAAAGCAGTCATGGAAAACAGATACACCCAATCCAGTTTGCAAAGCTACTTGTTCAACTAATAAAAACAAAACTAGCTTTACTAATCAATGGCAGAGAAATAGTCAATTATGTTAGCAACTTGGCATTTTCATATTGAAATTTCAAGTAAGTGTACTCTTGCTTGCCCTAGATGTGCGCGGCAAGAAGTACCTAATGGATTAGTTAATACTGAATTAGATTTAGATTTTTTTAAACGAAATTTTACACCAGAATTTATACTAACCAATTTGGAAAAAATTACCTTCTGTGGTGATGACGGCGATCCAATTTATGCCCATGATTTAATTCCAGTTATACAATATATCAAAAGTGTTAAACCTGTTGAAATTGTAATTGTTACTAATGGAAGTCATAAAAAGGAGGCTTGGTGGAAAGAACTAGCCGAATCGTTAGACGCCAATGATAGCATACACTTTAGCATTGACGGATATAATAATGAGTCAAACAATTTATACCGTGTTAATAGCGACTATGACAGCATTATGCTAGGAATAAAAACAGTAAGGGAGCATTCAGATTGTAAAATTACTTGGGCAGCAATTGCATTTAAGTTTAATGAAAATCAAATTGACAATATGAGAAATCAAGCTCGTCAATTAGGTGTAGACGTTTTTCAACTAACAAAAAGTACCAAATTTGGCAGTGTTTATCCTAGCTATGGGGCAAATGACCCACTGGAACCTAGCATTCGATTTATCAGTAGTACCTATCGTTTTGAGAGAGAAATAGACATTTTAACTAAGCGCGGGGGAGAAGACAAAATTTCTCCTACTAATATTGAATTATACAAAACAATTAAATCTCGTGATGGTATTACACCCTTATGCGAAATAGGTAACAAAGGGTTGTATATTGATGCTCGTGGCAGGCTATTTCCTTGCTGCTGGGTAGCAAACAGATACAATCACAACTCAGACTGGCAACAAATAGCAGAAAATTTCAATTTAAACAATAAATCTTTAACCAGCGTGTTAGCAGATCAGTTTTGGAACACAGAATTTCAAACATTTCGGTGGCAAGAATGTCAAACTAAATGTAAAAGTTTAGTGGTTGACAAAAATTATGCCACCGCCTGGTAATTGATATAACTACACAGCAAAAGGCACACAATTGAATACAACACATGACATGGTACTATCAAGACACTCCAGTTGAGACACTACCCGAAGAATGTGTTGGATTTGTATACTTAATCACTAATAATCTCTCCGGACGCAAGTACATAGGCAAAAAATTAGCAAAGTTCTCAAAAACCACAGTAAAAGTAGTAAAACAAAAGAACGGCATCAAAAAGAAAAAGCGAATACGCACTCGAATCGACAGCGATTGGCGTGAGTATTATGGTTCAAGTCTTGAACTGGCAGCTGACATCTTAAAACTAGGCACCGAAAATTTCTCCAGAGAAATACTATACTATTGCAGTTCAAAAGCGGCGTGTTCATACATTGAAGCTCGTGAACAGTTCAATAGAAAAGTATTAGAATCAGACGATTATTACAATGGGATAATCAGTGTAAAAGTACACGGTAATCACATTAAAAACAAACTTTAAAATCAATTACGACTCTGTGTTGAGTGACATGGCTCAACCCCTTTGAGGAACGGTGGAATACCCGGTCCGGATGCTTGGGTGTCAAAGAACAATGCTAACTTAAGGCAACAAACGATTTGGGCTCTGTGAAAAAGATACAACCCATGCTTATAGGACTTCGATTTATTATGGGGTCACTAGGGTTCCGTTGATATGTGAAGCTAGAGTAAGGGGTACCGGTCAACCGCCTCTGCGTAGAATCTACAATCTCTTGATAATAAAGGCTGCTACACTCAGATAATGCTGTAGAACCAATTCACCGTGCTTACGGTGAATTATGACTGCGTAATCTAGATAATACTAAGAAAACAAAAATTGATGAGCGCAGCGAAATCAATAGATCTCGCAGAGATCTTAAAGTATGATTATATCATACTCTTTTAGTTTTTCGATGTACAGTGATTCTCCCGCTGATACCATTTCACGCCAATCACGATATGAATGTTCATTAGCACTATCGCTTACAAATTTATAACAAACAAATTCAACGCCTTTTCGATAGCATGTCTTTGCGATTGCGTATGCTTCCATATCTACTATGTCAGCGGGTATTTCTAACTCTGGATTAGTAACAAAGTTGTCACCTGTACTACAAGTTAATCCATCTCCGCCTAAGTCTAACACTACACCTAAATCTTCAAAGGGTGTTTGACCGGGTTTGCTGCCCAATTCGCAACAGACCATATCACGTTGAACATAGCGTGATACTAAGTGTAAGCCGGTGCCCACAGTAATACCACCTGCTGTACCAAAATTAATAACTCGTTTAGGTTTGTGGCGTTCGATTAACTCTGCTGTAGTCATTGCGGCATTTACTTTGCCTACACCCGTAAAAAATACATTACCATACTGAGACAAACCAGGCGCTTCTTCAGCCAGCGCCAATAGTATAATATCGTTCATAACTGGTCGGGCCAGTCCCTAAAAAGTGCGTGCTGAATGTCTCCGGCAACAAACTGATTGAATGATTTGTGCTTAACTTCAAGTTCGCCTTCAAGTGGAGCAACACGGCGGAATGCTTCATCCATTTGACCCATGTTTTTGAACTCCATCAAAATCATAAATTCCGGCATGTCAGCAATTGATCGGAATCCCATTTTACAACGAGTGATGCGATAACTTTCCATTTTGCCTTCGGAGATTAAATGATCAAAGAAACTTTTCATTCCGTTGACCCATTCTAAGTCAGTAATATTGCCTTCTTTGTTTGCCCAAATTGTATATAAGTCTGCCATGTTAACCTCTTTCTGGAAAATAATCTTGCATTGTACCTTCTCTATCTAGATCGCTTGTTATGCAATGTATACCACCATCCCAAAAATATCTATGTCGAAATGGTACAATGTGTGGGGTAATGCCATAACGTTCTAATGCATCAAATACCTGTTTGTTGTAATTGAATACTATAACATTTTTAGGGTCAATGATTAGCATGTTAACATCAAATACAGTTTCTTCAACGTAGCCAGTCCAATGACCCAACCATGTTTCGACTAAGTCGATTACTGATTGATCGTGTTCAAATCCTGGTATCCACCACTTACCAGCATTTTTCATTTTAAGATTCAAAAATGGTTTTACAGCATCCCAACTTTGTCCAGGTAAGTATACCACTTCCCAACCTGGGAAAGTATCTTGGTATGTTGGTACGTCATTTAAACTTATAATCAATCCAGGACAAACTGGGCAGTATGTTCCGTCACTGTGACCATTGGTATTAACAATGTGATTTCGAGTGGTAGTAAACTTGTTGTTGATTAATTTTTTATATTCAGTTATATCTTGAATGTTTCTGTTTGTACCAAAATACAAATCTTTACCTATTCTTGTTACCATTGCACCGTTAGTCTGACTAAAACTATTTTCTGTAAATAATTTGTTACCTTGGTCCTTAATATGCTGCAATATTTTATCGTAACAATTAACAGACTTAGTATATAAATCATACAGTTTATATGCTTCTTGACAACTAACTTGAATATCTTTAGGTAAAATGTATAAGTCCTCTTCTGAATTACACCATGGCCAATCTTCTTGCTTAAAATTCCAGTAAAAATGTCCAAAGTCACGAATCAAATAGTTGCTAAAAAAATTCTCTCCAATCATAATTGTATAATCTCTAGGAGTCATTGGTGGTTGTACAAATCTACCATCTAAAAATGTTTCTTCAGGCAAGTCTGGTCTTAATACTTCTACACCAAATTCTTCTAGTTTTTTAATAATATTTTGATAGTCTTCTTCTGTTTCAATAGCAATACGTTCAAATAACTCTCTTACGTGTGGTACGGCAATCCAAGAATAAAACTCAGGAGGATAACTGCGTCCTACTACGCATACTTTTAAAGGGTCCCAATGTTGATAAACTGAATACATGTTATAGTGGTCCTAATATTTCAAAGCCTTGCATGCTTTGTTTGTACAAGTGTGCCTGATCTAAGTACAAGTAGTCAAAGCCCCGCTTGCGATAAATTGCACACTCAGTTTGCAAACTTTCGATACCAAGCCGTAATCTTGGTGTTCGATAATCCCAAGCAAACTGAGCGCACAATGCGTTCTTGTTGTCATAGCGTTCAATTAAACTAAACGCCACTAACTCTCCCCCATGCCGATAACCAATTACATCAGTCATTGGCGCACGATAACGATATTCAAAGATAGGCATAACACTGGCAAAATGCTTGTAGATGCAGTATCTTTTGTAAATTTCATTCAGTTGATCAATGTCAGGCTTGGTGATGTAATACCAATCACAACTCTCTTCATAAGTGGTTCTAGCAAGATCAATGCGAGCAAATTGGTAAGTCATCTCGGATCCTTCCGATTGTGAAACAGCGTTTTTAAGTATTCTTCGGGCCAGGTATGATAAAAGCCTTTGGCAGCCATTTGTGCTGCACTGTCATTTAACTTGCTTAAACGTTGTACCAATGCCAGTGCATACTTACCTTGGTTCATGCAAACACCATTGACTAACTCTACGTCTGTGGGGTGATCTTCAAGCGCCAATAAATCATTTGGCAATAAAAATTCAGTGTTAGCATCTTCTAACGCACGATGAAAACGCTCATAAGGGTGCTCCACAGGATCATACGCATAAACAATAACTTCATATGCGCCCATACCATGCCGTGCTCGACTTTTTAAATCGTAGTAAGGATCACTGCCTACTACCACTTGAACTGTGCCCGACAAACGTGCGCGGCGTGCAAAAGGACAAGGTGGCCAGCCTCCTAGTGCTGGGTGTGGAACTTCCACAAAGTTTTCAGACCAAGCCAGTATGTCTTGTTTTACTGTTTCTAAATCTAACATTTTTAAAAGAAAGGAAGGCCGCTCTTTTTTGTGGTTTCTAAGTTATCTTTGATAATTTTTGATATTGACGCACGCTCATCGGGACTGAGATTAAGTGCTGCTTCGTATGATAATCCGCCCCGCATATACCAAACCATTTTGAGCGCCTCTTGCTTGATTTCTTTAACTTCTTTTTCCATCTGATCAACCCACTTGGAAATTTGATCAGAGTTCAAGACTAAGAGGCGTCCGCGAAAAAACTTGTCATGTCAAGTGTAATTGCTTGCTGATATTCTTTTGAGCAGGCAGCACACTTGAGTTTCATTGGCTGTATTTCACCTTGTGATTTGGTGTTGATAATGTGATCACGTATCTTGTTGAACAGTCGACGATCACAATGCTTTAACATGTCTTCAATATACTCGGGCTCGCTAACCACTGCTGAAGGTGTTTTTACTGCGGCGATACTTTGTGCAATAGCACCTACAGTTATATTGGTAATTTTTACCAGCGCTTCGCTTAGTGCTGACATACGCTGTTCATCAGGCATGTCAGTGTCGGGCAGCACTTGAATAAGTTTTTGCTCATCAAATTGACGTTGATTATTGTCATTAAGATTTTTATAAGTCATGGGCTTAAAGTAAATCTCAAGATCACCGTCGTGTACTGATTTAGAGTAATCAGGTGCTCGCATCTGTCCCAATACTGTTCTTAGGTCAAGTCCGTAATCAGCTTCGTTTTGACAGTGCGGACAAGTAGTTGAAATTTCCATATTGTGCCCATAACTGGCAATGCGTATAGCAACTAGTATTGTGTCTACATCCATTGCTGGAATAGACCACGGATCCTGTATAGCAGGAATACAACTTTTGATAACATTAACTGTTGCATTGCCGTTGAATAGTGCGTCTGGCGTTCGATAGGTAATTTCGTCAATGGCAGTCATTGGATAAACTGGCAGCTCGCCGTTAGCCGGCATGTCTATAGCTGTTTCGGGATAGTATTTCCCGCCGCTAGGCAACTTGACATAAATTGACGGCTGCCTAAAGTATTGTGCTAAAGGGTTATTTGGCATGAAATTTTCCTGTATAAATATAATTATGGCAAAAAATCACCTGGGCAAATAAAATTATGGCTGATTATACTCCCGAAGAACAAGAAGAAATATCCAATCGGTATTACGACGAGCTACGTCGCTTGGGTCAAGCAACGCCCGAAACAACCAAAGCCTTTGTAGATGCCAAAGTTGGCGTAAGAGATTTTACAGCAACTTTAACTAAAGATTTTAAAGGCCTTGGAAACGCGGCTATTAATTTAGGCAAACAGCTAAACCAAGGTGTTGTTGGTAGTTCGGTATTTAATGAAAGTCTTGACGCATTAGCTGATACTGTATCTACTGTAAGTAGCACATTAGGTCCTCTTGGTAAAGCATTTGGACTTGCCGGTCAAGCGGTAGTTGGCTATGTTAAAGCAGTAAATCAGCAAGCAGATGCTTTGTACGATGCTTACGAACAAATGTCTCGTGCTGGTGCTACAGGTGCCGAAGGTCTTCAAGGTGTTTATGCTAATTTAAAGAATCTCAATCTCGCTGCAACTGCCGAAGGATTAGCTAAGTTTAACACTATTGTTAATGAAAATGCAAAAACATTTGCGCTGTTTGGCAAAACGGTTAACAGTGGTGTTACTGAATTTGCTAATGTAGCCAATCAAATACAACGCAGTGATATCGGACGCCAATTCCGTGAAATGGGCATTGGTGTTGATGGTATCAATGAAGGTATTGCTAGTTTTATAAAAATGCAACAGTTGACGGGCGGCCGTCAGCGAATGACTACTGAAGAACTAACAAAATCTACAGCAGCTTACATTAGAGAAGTAGATTTAATAACCAAACTTACGGGTCAAACTAGACGTGAGCAAGAAGCTGCTCGTGAAAGTGCAATGGAAGAAGAGCGTTTTGCTGCTCTTCAAACTGAATTGCAACAACGTGCTGCAATGGGTGATAAAGCCGCCGAAGCTCAGTTAAAAACGTTGAATAACGTTCAGCAGATGCTTGATAAACAAGCACCAGAAGTTCGCAAGGGATTTTTGAATATTTTGTCGGGTACATTGGACACACCAGAAGCATCAAAACTGTTGTTAACATTACCTAATGCCGCTGCGGTTGCTGGTAAACAATTTTTTACCGAAACTGAATTTTTTGCAGCACTATTTAAAGACTCCAATGCTGCGCTCAATGGATTTTCAAAAGATCTAGGTAAAATTGGAGCAAACAATCAGTCGTTTATACGTATTCAAGACTTGATAAAATTGAAAAGTATGAGCGAACTGGGCTCATATGATGAACGTGAGAAAGCGGCTGAAAGAAATCAAGATATAACCGACGAATCAACTAAATCACAAACTGATTTACGCGATGCACAGCGTCGCTCACGTGACACACTAAATGACTTATTGAATGCTGGTATTGTACCAGTTACCAATGCTATGAAAGCGTTGGCCAGCGGAACCGATACAGTTATAGAAGGATTTAAAAAAGCTGCCCAAGCAATGGGTGTTACAGTTCAAGAGCGTGGAGCAGCAGCACTATCCGGTGGCACAGGAGCGTATACTGCCCCATCTGAATTTGTTGGTGCAGCGCCTAGAGCAGTTGGAACAGCAGCGCCTAAAGCAGCAGCGCCTAGAGCAGTTGGAACAGCAGTACCTAGAGCACCAACATCCTTACAAGATCAAATTACACTTGCACAAGATGATATTGCAGGTTTAACTCGAGAATTAAGTCGTATTCCACGTGACGAAAAGTCAGATCGCCGTTTGTATATAAGCACTGAATTGCAATCAGCACAAAAACGTTTAGATAAGTTACTTAACTCTAGCCCAACTAGTGCAGGCAGACCCAGTGAAGGATATAAATTTGGTGGCATTGCTTCTGGTCCCGAAGAAGGATACGAAACCACACTACACGGCACTGAAGCTGTGGTACCACTACCCGATGGTCGTACTATTCCAGTGGAGTTTGTGGGCGCTGAACAGCAAATGGGCTTGATGTCAGCACAACTGTCCCGCTTAGATGACATTGTGCGTGTGATGCAAAATCAGCTGAATGTGTCCCAGAAGATTTTACAGTACGCACAGTAATGCGGTAAATACTGTATGTTAAAGGAAACATCTAATGGCTGAACCAACCAACAGTAGAAACGGCCGAGGCTGGAGAAAATATTTCAAAGTTGCCGACGGTTCCGTAAATGGACAACTCAGCCCTATATCCGGAAACAATGCCAACGGCCTTCCGGGCTATGGTCGTCAAAACGGCTCGGGCAGCACGTCTACCGCTAATGATTTTGCCTTTCGCAACTATGCCAGTCGACTACCCGAAGTGTATTCGGGCCATCCTAATCGTATTGAACGCTATAATCAATATGAAAACATGGACATGGATTCAGAAATTAACGCATGTTTAGACATTATTGCTGAGTTTAGCACACAAAACAACGAAGATAATAACACACCCTTTGACATACAATTTAAAGATAAACCCACTGATCACGAAGTGGAAATTATCAAAAAACAACTGCAACAGTGGACCAAATTAAACAAACTTGATCAGCGGATGTTCAAACTGTTTCGGAATACTATCAAGTATGGCGATCAAGTGTTTGTGCGCGACCCCGAAACATTTGAAATGTACTGGGTTGACATGGTCAAAGTCAGCCGTGTAATTGTAAACGAAAGCGAAGGCAAGCGTCCCGAGCAGTATGTTATCCGTGACATCAACCCCAATTTTCAAAATTTAAGCATTGCTCCCAAAACCACTGCTGATTACTATGTAAGCCGTGCTACTGGCTCTGTGGGACAAAACAATTATACAGCGCCCAATGGGGGTGGTGGCGGCGGTTATGGTGGCACACAAGGCAACAGCCGCTTCACACAAGCTATGAATGAAACCACTATTGATGCTAAACACGTGGTGCATTTGAGCTTGAATGAAGGCTTAGACTTTTTCTGGCCCTTTGGACAAAGTATTTTAGAAAACATCTTCAAAGTTTACAAGCAGAAAGAACTGCTAGAAGATTCAGTGTTGATTTATCGTGTAAGTCGTGCACCGGAGCGGCGTGTGTTTAAGATTGACGTGGGCAACATGCCCAGCCACATGGCAATGGCTTTTGTGGAGCGAGTAAAGAACGAAATGCACCAACGCCGTATCCCCACTGTATCAGGCGGTGGCGCTAACATGATGGACGCTGCTTACAACCCACTAAGCATCAACGAAGACTACTTCTTCCCCCAAACTTCCGACGGTCGCGGCAGCTCTGTAGACACACTACCCGGCGGTACTGGACTGGGCGAAATTGACGATTTGAAGTATTTTAACAACAAAATGGCCCGTGGTTTGCGTGTGCCTTCCAGCTATTTGCCCACTGGTCCCGACGACTCAGACCGTGCATTAAACGACGGAAAAGTAGGCACAGCCCTTATTCAGGAGTATCGTTTCAACCAGTACTGCGAACGTCTACAGCGACTGATTATACAAAAACTCGACGACGAGTTTAAGATGTTTATGAAATGGCGCGGTTTTAACATTGACAACAGCTTGTTTGACATTACACTGGGTCCCCCGCAAAACTTTGCCAGCTATCGTCAAGCTGAAATGGACACCGGCCGTGTAGGTACTTTTGCGCAACTAGAGCAGTTGCCCTATATGAGCAAGCGTTTTCTAATGCAGCGTTATTTGGGACTGAGTGAAGAAGAAATCACTGAAAACTCCAAGTTGTGGAAAGAAGAACGCGATCAGCCCAACCTTGAAACCACACAAGGACAAGACTTGCGAAGTATCGGTATTACGCCTGCTGGCATGGAAAGCGACATTGAAACTGGGGACGAGTTGTCTGCATTGCCACCTGAAGGCTCTCCGGATATTGGTGGTATCGGGCCAACATCCGCTCCGGGCAGCATACCTGTAGCACCCGGTGCCGTTCCTCCGCCCCCGACAGCATAAATAACCGTATGATCCTAACTGAACTGTTCCAGCGTCAACCCGAAGGTTATCAAGATGTTGCTCAAGACAACAGTCAGCCCCAACGCGGACAACTCCGCAAAACTCGTTTGACACTCAAGCAGCTTTCCAAGCTACGTCAAATGCAAGATGTTAGAAATTATGAGTATAAAGAAAAGCTCAAAGATATTCGGAAACAGTACGCTCCTCCTGCTCAACCAGCAAATCTTTAATTTTTGCCTCAAAAAGCCCAATTTTGGGGCTTAAATGTGCTAAGTTTATTCTTTTTGTGTAAGTAATAACATGAGCCATAACCTCTGGAGGAAAAATTATGACATCACAATTTGAACAGTTAATTGAATACGTAATTAACGATCAACCCGAAAAGGCCAAAGAGCTATTTCATGAAATCGTAGTTGAGAAATCTCGCGAAATTTATGAAAACCTAATGGCCGAAGAAGAAGTTTCTGAAGAAGCTGTTGCTGAAGAAGATGACATGTCTGATGAAGACAAAGTCGACGAAAGCATGAATGACGGCGACGCTGCTGATGACCTTATTACTGATGTGGAAACTGAAGAAGAAGGCATGAGCGAAGGCGAAGAAAGCGACGAAGAAATGGACGCTGCTGATGAACTCGGCGCTGACATGGACGACGCTGAAGACGAAGAGGAAGACCTCGAAGACCGCGTAGTTGACCTAGAAGACAAGTTAGACGAACTAATGGCTGAATTTGAAGCCATGATGGGCGGCGACGAAATGGCCAGTGACGAAGAAGAGTTTGACATGGACGCTGGTGGTGATGCTGTTGAAGTTGACGACACAGAAGAAATTATGCCTGAAATGGGTATGATGGAAAACGTTGACCTTAAAGCTGCTCCCAAGCCAGTAACGTCTGAGCCTGCTGGTACAAACAGCAAGTCTACTGTTGCTGCTAACAGTGGTGCCAAAGGTATGGCAGCTAGTCCCGTTAAAATGACTGGTGACACAGCTCAAGGCCGTCCTGCTCCGTCTGTAAAAGACATGGGTATGACAACTAGCCCCAAGCAAGGTCCCGCACCTAAGCCTGTGACAACACAAGCTGCTGGTGTAAATGCTAAATCTCCGGTATAATAGAATATGGCTCGTTATCTACAAGAACATCTCAGCTTCCACCAGGCACAAGTAAAAGTGCTGTCGGAGGAAGCTGCCGATGGTTCTGGTAAGACCCTTTATATGCAAGGAATTTGCATTGAAGGCGATAAGCGTAATGCCAATGAAAGAATATATCCCGCCCATGAAATACGAAAAGCGGTAGCCACTATCAACGAACAACTTGAAAATGGTAACTCGGTATTAGGCGAAGTAGATCATCCCGATGATCTCAAAATTAACTTAGATCGTGTTAGCCACAACATTGATAAAATGTGGTGTGATGGCGCAATAGGTTATGGAAAATTAAGAATATTACCAACACCCATGGGACAACTGGTTAAAACCATGTTGGACAGCGGTGTTAAATTAGGTGTTTCAAGTCGTGGATCCGGAAATGTCGACGACCGAACAGGACATGTCAGTGATTTTGAAATTGTCACTGTAGATGTAGTTGCACAACCCAGTGCTCCAAATGCTTATCCCACAGCAATTTACGAAGGACTCATGAATATGAAGTACGGACATAGATTGTTAGAAGTAGCAAGGGAAGCCGGTGCGGACAACAAGGTACAAAGATACTTGAGAAGCGAAGTAGTAAAGCTGATCAAGGATCTTAAAATTAGGGAGGAATAAGCATGCTAGATGCTATTAAACCGTTACTAGATAGCGATTTGATCACCGAGGAAACTCGCCAGGAGATCTCTGAAGCTTGGGAAGCCAAGATGACAGAAGCTCGTGAACAAGTACGTGCAGAACTACGCGAAGAGTTTGCACAACGCTATGAGCATGATAAGACAGTGATGGTGGAAGCCCTAGATCGTATGGTAACAGATGGTCTTACCGCAGAGATTCAAGCCGTAGCTGCTGAAAAGCAAGCATTGGCCGAAGATCGCGTCAAGTTCCAAAGCAAAATGAAAGAAAGCGCCACTAAGTTTAACAACTTTATGGTTTCTAAATTAGCCGAAGAAATTGGTGAATTGCGCAAGGATCGGAAGCAGCACAATGAAGGTCTCGAAAAACTCGAAGGCTTTATTGTGCATGCATTGGCCCGCGAAATACAAGAATTCGCTGCTGACAAACGTGACGTCGTAGAGACCAAGGTTCGTTTAGTACGTGAAGCCCGTGGCCAATTAGAATCATTGAAAAGTCGTTTCGTAACAGAATCGGCCAAGAAAATGAGTCAAGCTGTAAGCCAACATCTTAAAGCTGAACTCAGTCAATTGCATGAAGACATCAAAGTTGCTCGCGAGAACAATTTTGGCCGTCGTATTTTTGAAGCATATGCCGCAGAATTTGGTGCTACGCATCTCAACGAGAAAGCCGAAGTACGTAAATTACACGACACTATTGCACAAAAAGATGCTAAGTTGGCTGAAGCCATCGACCTTGTTAAGAAAGCAAAAGTTCTTAACGAGTCAAAAGAGCGTGAAATACGCATGATCAAAGAATCCAATGAGCGCAAGCGCATTATGGACGATTTGCTGGCACCATTAAACAAGGAAAAAGCCGAAGTCATGAGTAGTTTACTCGAAAGCGTACAGACATCCCGTCTGAAAGGCGCATTCGAAAAGTATCTTCCAGCTGTTCTAACAGACCGCTCTGTAAAAGCCCAAAAAGTGATTACAGAATCCGTGTCCGAAGTCACTGGCGATAAATCTACCCGTAGCCATTATGATGAAGAAACTGCTGAAACCAGCAATGTAATCGACATCAAGCGACTGGCCGGGTTAAATTAATTTAAAAGGAGACATTAAATGTCACAACAATTATTAGAAGGTCGCTGGGACGAGACCAAGGAAGCACTACTTGAAGGTCTAAGTGGTTCCAAGCGCAACAGTATGAACGTTATTCTTGAGAATACACGCAAGTACTTGAAAGAAAACGCCAGTGCTGGTTCTACAGCATCCGGCAACATTGCCACACTAAACCGTGTGATTCTGCCAGTGATTCGACGTGTTATGCCCACCGTTATTGCTAACGAGTTGGTAGGCGTACAGCCCATGACAGGTCCCGTTGGTCAAATTCACACTCTACGTGTACGTTACGCTAGTGCTTTAACTGACAACTCGGCTGCTGCTACATCGGTTGCTGCTGGTCAAGAAGCATTGAGCCCATTCACAATTGCTACAGCATACTCTTCGAGTCCTGCTGCTGCTAACAATGGCGCTACAACAACTTCCAACTATCAAGGTGCTTCTACAGCATCCATGGAAGGTAACGGCGGTAAGACAGTTAGTGTTCAGATTCTGAAACAAGCTGTTGAAGCCAAAACACGTAAGCTACAAGCTCGTTGGACATTTGAATCGGCTCAAGACGCACAAGCCATGCATGGCATTGACGTTGAAGCTGAAATCATGGCTGCTCTCGCACAAGAGATTACAGCTGAGATTGACCAAGAGATCTTGTTGAGCTTGAGCTCGTTGGCTGCTACAGAGTACACATACAACCAAGCTACTGTATCCGGTACTGCTACATTCGTTGGTGACGAACACGCTGCTCTAGCTGTTCTAATCAATCGTGTTGCTAACTTGATCGCTCAGCGTACACGTCGTGGCGCTGGTAACTGGGCTGTTGTTTCTCCAGCTTCGTTGACAGTTCTGCAATCTGCTACAACTTCCGCTTTTGCTCGCACAACAGAAGGCACATTTGAAGCACCCACAAACACCAAGTTTGTTGGTACACTAAATGGCGCTATGCGTGTGTTTGTAAACAGCTACGCCAATGACAGCTCGCCAGTATTGGTTGGCTACAAAGGCTCCTCCGAAGCTGATGCTGCTGCATTCTACTGCCCCTACATTCCATTGATGAGCAGTGGTGTTGTTCTTGATCCTTCGACATTCGAACCAGTCGTCAGCTTTATGACGCGTTATGGCTTCGTCGAGCTCACCAACACGGCCAGCAGTTTTGGTAATGCTGCTGACTATGTCGGAGAAATCGCTGTCCAGAACCTCTCGTTCAGCTGATCCGTTTTTCTTTTCTCAGGGATGGGAAGGAACAAAAAGGCACTTTCGAGTGCCTTTTTTGTTGACTATTGTATCTAAATATGCTATTGTTGAACTAACTAACATAAATAAACATATGAACAAGTATGAAAAATGGTATAAAGATATTACCACTCGCGGACAAATTCGAAGTACTGATGAGCGAACAGAATCTCATCATATTATTCCTAAATGTCTGGGCGGTACTGATGACGCAAGCAATTTAACTAATGTAACATTGCGAGAACATTTTATATGTCACTGGTTACTAACCAAGATCTATTACGGTAAAGAACGCCATCAGTTACTCAAAGCATTATGGATGATGAAAGCTGAAAATCAAAATCAAACGCGATATAAAACTAAAATTACATCAAGAGTGTATGCTACTCTTAAAGAAGAGTATGCTGAATTACAAAGCATAAAACTAAAAGGCAAAGGAAATGGTTTTTTTGGAAAAACACATACACCTGAAGCAAGAGAAAAAATACGACAAAAGAATCTAGGTAATAAACTAACACCTGAACAACACGCTAAGTTAGTAGCGAATACCAAAGGCAAAAAGAAACCACCATTGTCTAAAGAACATAAAGCAAAACTATCTGTATTACGCAAAGGTGAAGGAAATGGTATGTATGGCAGAACTCATTCAGAAGAAACACTTGCTAAAATGTCCGCCAAAGCTACAGGCCGCAAGCAAAGTGAAGAAACTATTAGAAAAAAAATAGAAGCAACTACAGGTAAAAAGCGTGAAAAGAAACTGTGCCCCCACTGCAACAAACTGGTAGCAGTCAATGGCTACGCCCGTTGGCACGGCGTCAACTGCGCTACCAATAAATAAATTATCCAATTAGCACTTGCTGTATAATTAAGTAAAACGCAAAACTATATTATGAAAAAATGGTTTGAATGGTGTGCAAAAAAATATCATAAAGACAACGGTGTTGAGATTCTTGGACCGGATACTGACTTAGTAGATGCTGTCAACCATTGGGTTGAACAACAGAGAGTGGAATTTAAAGAAAATAAAGCGTTTCCTCGTGACGAATATTATTCAGCTTTACTAACACAAACCTACGAAAATCTTGATTTAAATCAATTACATGAGTGGATTTTTGACTCTGAATTTGATCGATTATACTCAGAAACAGGACGACAACTTGAAACGCCAAATTTATCAACTGATTTTAAGAGAACAGTTGTCCAACCGTCACCTATTTTTCGGGATATAGCCAATATAACTAACGCTCAAATGCGATTAACTATACAACGACCTGGTGATATGTTTCCATTACATTATGATAGAAAAAAAGAAGAAAAGAAAGTAAATGGAGATGTTCCAGCTAAAAGATGGCTAGTTATGTTAGAAGATCAAATGCCGGGGCAGTGTTTATTTTTTAACAATAATTCAATTAGCTGGAAGAAAGGTCATGTAATTTATTGGGATCATATAACGGTGCCACACGGTAGTGCTAATTTTGGATTTTATCCAAGAAAAACTCTTAAAATCACTTTGGCGCCATGATCACCGCAATAAAAAACTCACGTCAACCACAGCCTGTTAGTCCTGTAGGGAATACACAAGGACTAAATCAACCCCAACCACCAAAGCCGTTGCTGCCACCAATCAAAGAACCTGTTCCAGTTCGCTAATGATTTACACTTTAACACCACGGCATATTACTCCTTGGGTTGAACAATTCTTTTCCGGAAATGTTTTATTGCTTGAAGATCCAGATATTCAAGGATTAAGCTATGAAACCCAACAACAATTTTTAGATCGTATTCAGTCAATAGTAACTGACAATCATGTAGAAACTATAGTATTAGACATTTGGAATCCTGTAAAAATAAATGATAATGATGGTCGCAAAACACAATTAACACTGGCGGAAATTCATAATGACCTATCACAAATAACTACATCTTATCTTATAGTCTGTGACTATACCTACTTTTACCAACCACACCCTAACATAATATTTTTTTCCTGGATTTTGTGGATTATCAGTCAAAAATTAATCGAAGAATATGTGGTTTCCCAAAAACATTTGCTGCTATCTTGGATTCCAAATATAACTGTGTACGATATACCATTTGTGAAAAAAACTCGAACACTAATGTCGTTAAACATGAATGCCACGTGGCACAGGATTTATCTATTTTCTTTGCTGGCTGGAAAATCTTGGTTTAATCGTATTGGATACAGTTTTCATGCTATAACAGGATACAATTCGAGCATTAGTTTTCAAGAACGACTTGATATGTTTTCAATAAAAAGGTATCTATCATTAGAGGAACGCGAATCTGCTGCTTCTTATGGGCATCTATTACCTATACGTTTGCCCAACGATCGGATAACAACTGGACCAGATCGAATGTGGTTTGGCGGAAGTTCCAGTATAGACAGCCCGATATATAGTGAATACGCTATAAATCTTGTAACAGAAACTAGCTTAACTGATGGCATTGGACTGTCTGAAAAAACAGCAAAACCATTTATGGCCTACCAAATACCCATAATAGTTGGACCTATAGGGATAACTAAATTTTTTGAAGACATGGGATTAGACATGTTTTCTGACTATATTCCATGGCGTACATGGGACCAAGAACCTGATCATAAAACTCGAATTCGTATGATTGTGGAATTTTTAGATCGCTTGTTGCTATCGCCTTCTGCTGAACAAGATATTTTAAGGGCACACGAATCATTTGCCCCGCGACTTCTTAAAAATAAAGAGCATTTTCACAGTACAGACTTTGCTAACCTGATGGCAAAACAAATAAGAAACGTTAAATCTTAAACAGTTTTAAGTTACGGTCAATTCGATCCAGCACTGGTTCCCACTGTCCCATGGTGGGTTGACGAAATAATCGCGCTGTAGCATACCAAGGTGTGTCATCACGATTAAGCAGCCAACGCCAGCAAAGTCCATAGTTGTTGAGCATGATCCAAGTGGGACGCCCTAGTGCGGCTGCTAGATGTGCAGTGGCAGTATCTACTGTTACAATCACATCAAGGTGAGTCATCAGTGCCGCAGTATCAGCAAATGTAATCAAGCCACCAGGATAACTGTGAACACCCAAGCGGTTTAATTCTTCAAGCTCTTCTCCGGTGCAGTCCACTTGCAAGTTGTACCAGTCATAAGTGGGATTACGCTTGATAAGACTCACAATGGATTCAAACGGCATGCTTTTGTGCTGATTGATCCAGCTGTCCCGCCGCCCGCTCCACGCAAAACCCACGCGAAGACGATTTTTAATGCCAAGGTTCCTCCGCCAGTTGTTGACCAACTGCTGATCAGGTTGTAGATATTGTATGACAGTGGGCAAGTTCTCCACTCGAACATTGATGCGTCCCGGAATGCTCATCATGGGCAACCAATAGTCAAATGGCCCACCTGGTTCTTGGTCATAGCGAAGAACCTGTACACCTTGTCCCAGTGGGCTGGATTGTATAATTCCAACCAGTGGATCAGTTACTTGTACGGTAACACTGGCACCAAGATTTTTCAAGTTTTGTACATAGCGCACAAACTGTATAATATCCCCGTGCCCTTGCTCACCTCGGACAAGAAACCGTTTGCCTTTTAGATCGTCAGTTCCATTCCACCACGGCCACGGATAGTTGGGCAGCGTGCCTTTAAGATGCTCAAAATTGTGCCGTGCTTCATACTGCGGCCAACCACGAGCAAAGTCCCCGCTCAACAAGTAAGCCACTGAAAGATTAAATTGGTGTGTAACATTGGCCGGATCTAACTGTATGGAACGCTGGTGAAAAGGTATAGAGCCCCAAGGATCACCCAATTCACGAAGCACATTGCCGTAATTGTTGAAGGCACTAGAGGAGTTTCGGTCCTTGACCATAGCACGCATATACTGCTGTAGCGCCAATTCGGGTTGGTGTTGTTCTCTAAAGGTGTTGCCTTGGGCAATGAAAAATTCAGTAGTGTCCATGGCAATATTTACATCCTATTTGAACACAGGTAAAAATACTGATTCGCATAAATAAACATAACGCAATACTGCGTTTTATGCGGCACACCAGCCGCGTAGCGACTAGAACTCGCATTGGACTTCTTTAAGGAGGAAACAAAATGGGCAGACCATTAAAAATACAAAAATACAACAATTCCGTTGACACTGACGTCGGCTATCCCAACTGGGGTTCGTTGACCAATCCAGTGTTACCCACAGGCTATGTCGCCAGTGAAACCGAATTCTTGGGCGTAGTCGGCGGTATAGATTCACCTGCTACCAGCACTACATTCCCCCAAGTTAAAGTTCGCGTAAACATTGCAAACTCGTTTTCTGGTGATGCTGACGGACATATTATTCGTCAGAAAGGCAGCCGTAAGTACTTGGTAGCAACTAACGCTGCTATTGATCCTGCAAATGCAGTGGTTGGTACTTCTATGATGATTGCTACTGTAGGTAATACAGACTGGCAATCAATGGGAGCACCTGCTGGTGCTGCTGCTGGCACAGTTTTCTATGTAACTGCTGCTTCTGCTGGTGGTACTACTGGTACAGCTTTTGAAGTTGGCCAGTGCGTTTTACAAGATGCTGCTGACGGTGCTTTGTCTTCGGGTTATATGAACATCACAATGAGTCCTGGCGATTCCAGTGATATCCGCATTAGCAAGCTAACCAACAAGTTTGCACTTGACTACACTGGTGGTCCCGGATATACTGAAGCTGAAGTTGTTAATGATGTAAAATTTGCTGCTAACTTCTTTAGTGACGAAGGTACTGTTGTACGTTCGGGTGCTGAGCAAGGTACTGCACAAACATTACAATTGGGACAAGTGGAAAGTTACACTTAATTCTAATACTTTAATCCCCACCGTTAAATACCGTGGGGATTTTTTATGACTATAGCATTTGTACTGGGCAATGGCGTCAGCCGACGTGGATTACCGTTAGAACATATTCAAACACTAGGTAAAATCTACGGGTGCAATGCTCTTTACCGCGACTTTATACCCGATGTTCTTGTGGCAACTGATCCAGGTATTTCCAAAGCAATACAAGCCAGCGGATACGCTAACCAGCATGTGTTTTACACTCGGAAGCCTGTTGAAGGGTTAGGCGCCCAACGTGTGCCCGAACCTTACTATGGCTACAGTTCAGGCCCGATTGCGGTGGCTTTAGCGGCACTAGATCAACAAGAGAGAATTTACCTGTTGGGATTTGACATGGGCCCAAACAAGTACAATCAGTTTAACAACATATACCAAAGCACTGAATTTTACAAACCTGCTGGATCAGCGCCCACTTACACAGGCAATTGGATGCGACAACTGGTAAAAATCGCAAAAGAATTTCGCCAAACACAATTTATCCGCGTTTGCGGTGCCACTACAGCACGACTGCCCGAACTGGAATCAATATCAAACCTGGCTCACGAGGATTTGCCAACCTTTCAAATGCGGATAAATAAGCAAAAGGATCTATAAATGGCCACCGTAAAAAACACCAGCGACGATTATACTATTACCGTAGCAGATGGTCTGGGTACCATGACTGTTAATGCCAATTTAAATGTAATTGGCAACATTACCTATATTGATTCTACTGAGCTCCGTGTTACTGATCCGTTTATTACAGTTGCTTACGACAACAATGGTGCTTTACAAAGCATGGGCCTGGTTGCACAAAAATCACTAACCACATGGGCTGGCTTGCGTTTTAACACCGTTTCGGGTGATTGGGAAATTAGTCCTGCTGTGGATGCTGATGGTGGCCCCGTAACACCTTACGTACCCATTTCAACTGGCGGCATCAATCCTGGCCTGCCCTTCAATTCAGTACAGTACAATGGCAGCGGAACATTTTCAGGCGACGCGGCATTTACATTTGATGCTGGAAATGCCAAAGTAAATATCACAGGACAACTGGTGTTGGCTAACATAGTGTCAACACCCGCCGCTACACCTAATGTAGCGGCACTATACAACAAAGCCGAAGGAGCGGGGGGCACTGGCGTTTACGTTATCAGTCCCACTGTCAACGACGAGTTGGTCAGCAGAGCCAAAGCAATTGTGTTCGGCATTATATTTTAAGGAACAAACATGGCAATCACTAACACTAGATTAAGCACCACTAGTCCAACAACTGTATTCACTGCGGCTGGTCAACAAGCTATCACAGTGTTGTATCTTTGCAACACAACAGCTGGTACTGTTTCTACCAATGTTTATGTAAACAATGGCGGAGCGTCAGATGATGACAATACCATATACTCGGCTCTTGAACTAACAGCCAACGAAACTTACGTGATATCAACAGAAAAACTTATTCTTGACAACGGAGATCTTGTTATAGCAGACGCTAACGTAGCAGATTCTGTTACAGTAACAGTGAGCTCAATCAGCGTCTAACATGGGAAACTGGGCAAAGAATCGTCGATTAGAATCCGGAACTACATCGGTGGTTATGCCTTCTGGCACTTCGGCTACACGCCCCCCAGCACCTGTATTTGGACAGTTTAGATTTAACACAGATACTGTAAGTGTAGAGTACTTTAACGGAACTATTTGGGTTACTCTTGCGCAAGGTGGTGCAGTATCCTACACAGTTGACAGTTTTGTGGGCAACGGCGTTACCACAATATTCACCATGTCCGAAGCAGAAAGTTCAGCAGAACAAATTATTGTGTTTGTGGGCAGCGTTTATCAAATACCCGTCACCAATTACACAGTCAATGGTGGATTTGACATTACATTTACCAGTGCACCACCCAATGACATTCCAGTGAACGTAATTCACAGCACTAGTTAAATGACTAAATACCCTACTAGGGGAAACTGATGGCTATTAGTAAAATTGCAGGACAGATGTTGTACGACAATCTATTAAGAGATGGTGCAAATCTGGCAATTTCTGACACGGCCATTGATGTTCCAGTGGTATTTTTTGACATAACCAACGAACGTGTTGGTATTAATACTGTAACTCCGGGCTGTGATTTAGATGTAACGGGCAACATTTGTGCTTCTGACATCAGTGCCACTGCCAACATTACATCCAATCAACTGACAGTGGGCAACTTGACCATGTCAGGCAGCACACTTACCAGTACACTAACTAATGGCAACATTTTGTTAGATGCTACCGGCACAGGGATAGTCCAAATTGAAGGTGTGCTAGGCGTTTCAATACCAGTAGGTGATACCGGTGACCGTCCTAATCCTGCAATTGCTGGAACACTACGTTTTAATACTGATACTAGTCTTGTAGAAATATACACGGGCACTGAGTGGAAAAATGCTGGATCAATTCCAACAGTTATTACCAATCAAACCATTGAAGGCAACGGCGGAGATGCAGTATTCACACTAGATCAAGAAGCTACTGCTACTGGTATATTAGTTACCATCAATGGTGTGAATCAAACACCCGGTGTTGACTATGATGTCACTGGCAATCAGATAACATTTACCACTGTTCCTATTGTTACAGATACTATACAAGTTCGCTTTATTTCACAAATTACCACAGTTTCTGCGCTGACTAATGTGTATGGAAACACCTCTGTTGCCACCACAAGTGCTGGAAATATTGATTTTGAAATAAATAGCACAGTAGTAGCACAGGTGACCAATACCAACATATTGGATATCAGTGCTGCCCATAGCCTTCAATTGCCTACATACACAGTAAGCCAGGCTAATGGGTTAACTAACGTAGCGTCGGGACAGATGATTTATGTCTCAGACGGCGCTTCTGGCACACCATGCCTGGCAGTTTACAGTGGTGGTGCTTGGAAGCAAGTGGCCATCGGCAGCAATATTACAACTTAATTTCCAACACTGAGAAATAAACTACCCAGTGTTGTTTTCCTACGACTTTTGGTAAATACGTTCAGTAGTACAGACTGCATGATAATGGGTATCGTGCATGAAAAAAACGTATAAAACAGGAGTCATGATATGGCTGTAACCAGAATTAAGAATAATCAGATAACTGATGCAACCATTGTTGGTAGCACAAAGTTACAAGATTATTCGATTAGCGCAGGCAAAATCGCTAACAATCTAGTTTATGGATCTAACTTAACGATTACCGGTAACTTAACAGTTCAAGGTAATACCACCGCAATTGACACTAACATTACAACCATTGAAGATCCGGTTATTTTGTTAGCGTCAACACAAACAGGTGCACCAGCAGTTGACATTGGTTTTCTAGGTCAACGTGGTACATCAACAAACGTAGCGTTTGTATGGGATGAAAGTCAAGGTTTGTTTGTAACAGTATTTACAAGCACTACTGAAACTAACACAACTGTTACAATTGACAGTTACGCTAGTGTAAAAGTATTAAATTCTGAAGTAACAGGTGATCTACGTGTCACTGGTGCCAGTAACGTTAGCGGCATTAATGTAGCCGCATCATCTACATTAGACTTTGGTCTTAACAGGTTAGGCAACGTTGCCGATCCAGTTAGTGCTCAAGATGCAGCTACCAAAGATTACGTAGACAGCGCAGTCAGTGCCGCTGGCTTTACTATTACCGACGGCGTTGATAGTGCAGCAATTGAAGCTGGTGATACCATTGGTTATGAAGGCGACACCAACATAACATTAACTGTTTTCCCCGCAATTAGTAACGTACAAGCAAACATTCAAGTTAGCTTGAACGACGATGTTACAATCAGCGGCAATTTAGGTGCCGGCACACTAAGTTTAACAGGCAATGTAACTAGTCCTTTGAATGTTACAGGCACAGTTACTGCCGGCAACCTAGCGTCCAACGGTACATTAAGTTCAACTGGTACAGCCACTGTTGGTAACGTAGCCACAGGTGGTACAGTAAGTGCTACTGGCACAATCACTGGTGGCAATTTGGCTACAGGTGGTACTGTAAGTGCAACCGGAACTGCTACTGTTGGTAATGTTGCTACAACTGGTACAGTAAGTGCTACTGGTACAGGTACATTTGGTAATGTTGCTACTGGCGGCACAATGAGTGCTACTGGTACAATTACATCTGACAATACAATCACAGGCGGTAACTTGGCAACTGGTGGTACTGTAAGTGCTACTGGCACAGGTACATTTGGTAATGTTGCTACTGGTGGCACAGTAAGTGCTACAGGTACTGCTACTGTTGGTAATTTAGCCACAGGTGGTACAGTAAGTGCTACCGGCACAGTAACAGGTGGCAATTTGGCTACAGGTGGTACAGTAAGTGCTACAGGTACAGCCACTGTTGGTAATTTAGCCACAGGCGGTAGTGTAAGTGCTACAGGTAACGTAACTGGTGGCAATTTAATTACATCTGGTGCTATTACAGGTAGTAGTGTTAGTGTAACTGGTACAGTAACAGGTGCTACTGCTGTTGTTTCTGGTGGCACATTAAGTTCTACAGGTACAGCCACACTAGGTAACGTGGCTACAGCTGGTACTGTAAGTGCTACTGGTAATGTTACTGGTGGTAATGTTCTAACTGCTGGCGTAGTAAGTGCTACAGGTAATGTAACTGGTGCAAACTTCCTAACTACTGGCTTGATGAGTGCTACTGGTAACATTTCGGGCGGCAATCTTAATACAGGCTTTATGTTTGGTTCCACTGGTGTTACAATCACAGCACAAGGCGTTGATTCCAGTGTTGTGTTAGTACCCAACGGTACAGGTACAGTTGATGTAAGTAGTTCTCGTATTACTAATGTTGCTACACCTACAACCGATACAGACGCTGCCAACAAAGGTTATGTTGATTCAGTTGCTCAAGGTCTTGACCTAAAAGCATCTGTAGTTGCAGCCACTACAACTAACATCACACTCAGTGGTATACAAACCATTGACGGTGTTACAACATTGATTGCTGGCGATCGTGTTTTGGTTAAAAATCAAACCAACGCCGCAGATAACGGTATCTATGATGTAGCTTCTGGTGCTTGGACACGTTCTTCTGATATGGATACGTGGGCCCAAGTTCCTGGTGCGTTTACATTCGTTGAACAAGGTTCCACATACGCTGACACAGGCTGGGTATGTACATCCGATTCGGGTGGTACAATTGGTGTAACAGCTATTAACTGGACACAATTCTCAGGTGCTGGTCAATACACAGCAGGCGACGGCCTAGATCTAACAGGTACAGTATTCAGTGTTAACGTTGACAACGTTACAACTGCTATTGTTGGCGATGCTGTTGTTGTTAAAGATGGCGCTCAATTGACCAATCCTAACATTGGAACTGCTACAGGTACAAGTTTAAGCCTAACTGGTACAGCCACTGCTGGCAATTTAGCCACAGGTGGTACTGTAAGTTCGACAGGCACAATCACTGGTGGCAACTTGGCTACCGGCGGCACAGTAAGTGCTACAGGTACAGCCACATTGGGTAACGTGGCTACAGGTGGTACTGTAAGTGCTACAGGTAACGTAACTGGTGGTAATGTTCTAACTGCTGGTTTAATGAGTGCTACTGGCACAGTTACTGGTGGCAATTTGGCTACAGGTGGTACTGTAAGTGCTACTGGTACAGGTACTTTTGGTAACGTGTCAACAGGTGGTACAGTAAATGCCACAGGCAACGTATCAGGCGGTAACTTAACAACTGCTGGGGCAATCAGTTCTACTGGCACAGCTACATTGGGTAACGTTGCTAGTAGTGGATTTATTTCTACAACTGGTACAGTAACAGGCGATACTGCTGTTAACTCAGGCGGCACAATGAGTGCTGTAGGTACAGCCACTGTTGGTAACGTCGCAACAGGTGGTACTGTAAGTGCTACAGGTAACGTAACTGGTGGTAATGTTCTAACTGCTGGTTTAATGAGTGCCACAGGCACAGTTACAGGCGGTGCTGTTAACTCCACAACCACAATGAGTGCTGCTGGCACTATCACAGGTGGTAATGTTGCTACAGGTGGCACAGTAAGTGCTACTGGTAATGTAACAGGTGGTAACTTAACAACTGCTGGTGCAATCAGTTCTACTGGCACAGCTACACTCGGTAACGTTGCTAGTACTGGATTTATTTCTACAACTGGTACAGTAACAGGTGATACTGCTGTTAACTCAGGTGGTACAATGAGTGCTGTAGGCACAGCCACTGTTGGTAATGTTGCTACAGGTGGTACTGTAAGTGCTACTGGCACAGTCACAGGCGGTGCTGTTAACTCCACAACCACAATGAGTGCTGTTGGTACTATCACAGGTGGTAATGTTGCTACTGCTGGTACTGTAAGTGCTACTGGCACAGTTACTGGTGGTAATTTAGCTACAGGTGGTACTGTAAGTTCTACTGGCACAGCTACACTAGGTAACGTCGCAAGTACTGGATTTATTTCTACAACTGGTACAGTAACAGGTGGTACTGTTAATTCAAATGGTGCAGTTAGTGCTACTGGTAATATTACTGGCGGCAATATTGACACAGAAGGCACAATCAGTGCCACAAGTACAATTACCGGTGGTAATTTGGTTACAAGTGGTGCTATCACAGGTGCAAGTGTTAGTGTAACTGGCACAGTAACAGGTGCTACTGCTGTTGTTTCTGGTGGTACACTCAGTTCAACTGGTACAGCCACATTAGGTAATGTATCTACTAGCGGTACAGTAAGTGCTGGTGGTAATGTAACTGGTGCTAACCTACTAACTACTGGCGTAGTAAGTGCTACAGGTAATGTAACAGGTGGCAATTTAAGTGCTGGTTCTGGTAGCATTGCTACAACTGGTAATGTTAGTGCTGGAAACGTTTTAACTGATTACATCTATGGTTCTCCAAGTCTTACACTTGAATCAGCTGGCGCAATCACATTGACTGCTCCTGGTAATGTCAGTCTTGGAAACGTTAATATCATTAACTTGGCTGATCCAGTTAACGCACAAGACGCTGCTACCAAAGCGTATGTTGACTCAGTTGCACAAGGTCTAATTATTAAAACTGCTGTTTATGCAGCCACAACAGGCACGCTAGATGCAGCTTCAGGTGGTACAGTTACATACAACAACGGTACTGCTGGCGTAGGTGCTACACTGACTACAACTGGTACATATACCAGCATTGACGGTGCTTCGATTGCTACTGTTGGTCGCCGTGTTTTGGTTAAGAATCAGGCAAATAATGTACAAAACGGTATCTATGTATACACCAACTCCACAACACTGACACGTTCCACAGACGCTGATCAACCGCTTGAAATCAACTCTGGTACATTTGTGTTCGTACAAAACGGTACAACACAAGGCGACACTGGTTGGGTACAAACTGAAGACGTAAGCACAATCGGCACTGATCCTATTATTTGGACACAGTTCTCGGGTGCTGGTCAGTATACTGCTGGCGACGGCTTGGCTCTAACAGGTACAACATTCAGTGTTAACGTTGACGATGTCACAACTGCTATTGTTGCTGACGCTGTTGTAGTTAAAACTGGTGCTGTACTACACGACATTAGTTTAACTGGAAATACCACAAGTCAAACTTTAAGTACAACTGGTACAATTACTGGTGGCAATATTGCTAGTACCGGATTTATGTCCACAAGTGGTACAGTAACAGGTGGTACTGTTAACTCTACCGGTGCAATAAGTGCTACAACTACTGTAACTGGTGCAGGTGTTAACTCCACAACCACAATGAGTGCTGTTGGTACAATCACAGGTGGTAATATTGCTACTGCTGGTACAGTAAGTGCTACAGGTACTATTACATCTGACAACACAATCACTGGTGGCAATTTGGCCACAGGTGGTACAATCAGTTCTACTGGTACAGCCACACTAGGTAACGTTGCTACTGCTGGTACAGTAAGTGCTACAAGCACAATCACAGGTGGTGGTGTTAACTCTACAAGTACAATGAGTGCTACTGGCACAGGTACTTTTGGTAACGTTGCTACAGCCGGTACTGTAAGTGCTACAGGTAATGTAACAGGTGGTAATGTTCTAACTGGCGGCATAGTAAGTGCTACCAGTACAATCACAGGTGGTACTGTTAACTCAGGCACAACAATGAGTGCTGCTGGTACTATTACTGGTGGTAACTTAGCAACCGGTGGTACAATCAGTTCAACAGGTACAGCAACACTAGGTAATGTTGCAAGTACTGGATTTATTTCTACAACTGGTACAGTAACAGGTGGTACTGCTGTTAATTCCGGTGATACAATGAGTGCTACTGGTACAATCACAGGTGGTAACTTGTCTACTGCTGGTACAGTAACTGGTGGTGCAGCCACAGTTACTAGTTTAGACGCTGGTTCTGGTGCTATTTCTACAACTGGTACAGTAACAGGTGGCGTTGTTAACTCCACAACCACAATGAGTGCTGTTGGTACAATCACAGGTGGTAATATTGCTACTGCTGGTACAGTAAGTGCTACTGGTACAGGTACTTTTGGTAATGTTGCTACTGCTGGCAATATCACTGGTGCAAATGTAAGTGTAACTGGTACAGTAACAGGTGCTACTGCTGTTGTTTCTGGTGGTACATTAAGTTCTACTGGTACTGCTACAGTTGGTAACGTATCTACTGCTGGTACAGTAAGTGCTGGTGGTACTGTAACAGGTGCAGGCGTTAACTCCACAACTACAATGAGTGCTACTGGCACAATCACTGGTGGTAATCTTGCTACAGGCGGTACAATCAGTTCTACTGGTACTGCTACAGTTGGTAACGTTGCTACAACTGGTACAGTAAGTGCTACTGGTAACGGTACATTTGGTAATGTTTACACTACTGGCGAAGTAAGTGCTACAGGTAATGTAACAGGCGGTAACGTTCTAACCAGTGGCTCAATGAGTGCTACAGGTAATGTTAGTGCTGGTAATGTTAATACTACAAATGTTCAAGGTTCCACAGTATCTATTACATCCGCTGGTGTAATTACATTGGCTGGTACAAGTGTTAGTGCTAGTTCAACCAACATTACTAATGTTGCTGATCCAGTTAACGCACAAGATGCTGCTACCAAGTTCTATGTTGACTCAGTTGCGCAAGGTCTTGATATCAAAGCCAGTTGCGTATCTGCTACAACTAGTGCATTGCCATCAAACACATACTCCAACGGTACAGCGGGTGTAGGTGCTACAATTACTGCTAATAGTGTTGGCGCATTGACAATGGATGGCGTAAGCCCCACAACAGGCGCTCGCGTGTTGATTAAGAACGAAACAGGTGGAAACGCTCCTCATAACGGTATCTATGTTGTTACCAATCCAGGTGGCATTGCTGCTGCGTTTGTGTTGACTCGTGCAACAGATATGGATAATGGCTCGCCAAGTGGTGAATTCCCTGGTGCGTTTACATTCATTGAAACAGGCACAACAAATGCTGATACAGGTTGGGTATGTACAACAGATTCTCCAGTAACAGTTGGTTCTACAGACATCACATTCCAACAGTTCTCGGGTGCTGGTCAATATACTGCTGGTGCTGGTCTAGACTTAACAGGCACAACATTCAGCGTTAACGTTGACAACATCACAACTGCTATTGTTGGTGATGCTGTTGTTGTTAAAGACAGTGCTCAATTGACAACACCTAACATTGGTGATGCGACTGGTACAAGTCTAAGTACAACTGGTACAATCACTGGTGGCAATTTGGCTACAGGTGGTACAATCAGTTCTACTGGTACAGCCACACTAGGTAACGTTGCTACAGGTGGTACTGTAAGTGCTACTGGCACAATTACTGGTGGTAACTTAGCTACTGCTGGTACTGTAAGTTCAACAGGAACTGCTACGTTAGGTAATGTTAATGCTGGTTCTGGATTTATTTCTACAACCGGTACAGTAACAGGTGGCGTTGTTAATTCTACAAGTACAATGAGTGCTACTGGCACTATTACTGGTGGCAACGTTGCTACAGGTGGTACAGTAAGTGCTACAGGTACTATTACATCTAGCAACACAATCACTGGTGGCAATTTGGCTACAGGTGGTACAATCAGTTCTACTGGTACAATCACATCTGATGCTACAATCACTGGTGGCAATTTGGCTACAGGTGGTACTGTAAGTGCTACTGGCACAGGTACATTTGGTAATGTTGCTACAGGTGGTACTGTAAGTGCTACAGGTAATGTAACAGGTGGTAATGTTCTAACTGGTGGCGTAGTAAGTGCTACTAGCACAATTACAGGTGGTAACTTAGCAACTGGTGGTACAATCAGTTCAACAGGTACTGCAACAGTTGGTAATGTTGCTACAGCCGGTACTGTAAGTGCTACAGGTAATGTAACAGGTGGCAATTTAATTACATCTGGTGCTATCGAAGGTAGTAGTGTTAGTGTAACTGGTACAGTAACTGGTGCTACCGCTGTTAACTCTGGTGGTACAATGAGTGCTACTGGCACTATTACTGGTGGTAACGTCGCTACAGCTGGTACAGTAAGTGCTACAGGTACTATTACATCTAGCAACACAATCACTGGTGGTAACTTGGCTACAGGTGGTACAATTAGCTCAACTGGTACTGCTACAGTGGGTAACGTTGCTACAAGTGGTACAATGAGTGCTACTGGTAACATTACAGGTGGTAATATTTCTACAGCTGGTTCTGGTACATTTGGTAACATTGTTGTACAAGCTGATGACATTACTGGCCTAAACGGTGTAGTTACAATCAATGGCGCACTCGGCGATGTTAACTTTGCTGTTAACGGTGACACAACTGCAAACATCTTCTTTGTTGATGCTGGCACAGAGTCAGTTAGTATCGGTAGTGCTACACAAACTACAGGTGCTGTACTTGCGCTGAATGCTACAACATCGTTCCTAGCTCCTGTTGGTAACACATCACAGCGTCCAACTGGTGTAACAGGTATGTTGCGTTTCAACAGTGAGATCAACTCCATGGAGGTGTTTGACACTAACAGTGAGTGGACTCCAGTTGGTCAGCAAGAAATCACAGTTATCACAGATGATCAGTTCAGTGGTGATGGTTCTACTGTAGCGTTTACGCTCAGCCAAGAATCCACAACAGCCGGTACAATCGTTGCTATCAACGGTGTTCAACAGATTCCAGTAACTGCGTATGCTGTTTCTGGCACAACAATAACATTCACTGAAGCTCCGGCTATCGGCGACGTTATTGACTGCCGCATCTTGACAACAACAACTACTGTTTCTGCTATTCAGAATAGTGGTGCAACTGCTAAAGTTTCGACACCCACAGGTGGCAATGTTGATATCACAGGTAACATACTTCCAGTGGCCAATGTAACATACAACCTTGGTTCTGACACACTACGTTGGAATCAGTTGTATCTAGCTGGTAACACTATTTCGTTGGGCAGTATCAAGATTAAAGACACCGGTGGACAAATCGGATTCTTTGAAAATGATGGCACTACACCTGCTACAATTGACTCAGCTTCAGTTGACACAACAACTATTGCTAATGGCACAAGTAGCTTGGCAGTTATTGCTAGTAATGGTAACATCCGTGCTAATGTTAATGGCACTACAGTTGCTACCATATACGGTACTGGTGTTGAAATTGCTGGTGACTTAACAGTTACTGGTAACGCTACATTGAGTGGAAACATTCTAGGCGATCGCATCCAAAACGGTACAACCACAATTGACATTCAGTCAGCTGGTGGCAATGCTAACGTTACAATTGGTGGAACCAATAATGTTGGCGTATTCCATACAGGTGGTTTGAATGTTACAGGCGCAATCAGTGCAAGTGGTACAGTAACTGGTACATCATTCATTGGTGTGGCAACATCGGCTCAATACGCTGACTTGGCAGAGAACTATGCAGGTGACGCAAGTTACGAACCTGGTACAGTGGTTGAGTTTGGTGGTAGTGCTGAAGTTACTGTTTGCGATCACGACATGTGCTCGCGTGTTGCTGGTGTAGTTTCTACACATCCTGCTTACACCATGAACAGTGAATTAGCTGCTGCTCACGTAGTTACTGTAGCGTTTACTGGTCGTGTACCATGTAAGGTAGTTGGAACAGTACGTAAAGGTGACTTGATGGTTGCTGCCGGTAACGGTGCAGCCCGTGCTGAAGCTAACCCCAAACCTGGTACAATTATTGGTAAAGCTCTAGCTGACCATGAAGGTGCAGGCGTAATTGAAGTTGTCGTAGGACGCTTCTAAAAACGTATACTGGCGGGCAACTGCCAGTATGCTCCTAAGAATAGGACTTCGGTCCTATTCTTTTGGCTAAATATAGCGAACAAACGGAAAAACTATGGGATTAACCAAACCACGTGCCTCGCAAATATTTGACATTGATTATAAACAAGCTACTCGTGTAATCACTGTTTCTAATGTCACACTAGTTGGGGGTGCACCTGCTAGTGTTGACGGTGTTTCGCTGTCCACAGGCGATCGAGTTTTAGTAACTGGCCAAACAACTGGCAGTGAAAACGGCATTTACAAAGTATCAGTGCTGGGCGTGGGTTCTGACGGTACTTGGGTACGCACCAGCGACAGCGATCAAGACGGCGAAGTTCAAGCTGGTATGATTGTTATGGTCACCGAAGGTACTACCTATGCTGACACACAATGGAAATTAACAACCAACAACCCAATTGATATTGGTACAACAGCTTTAACATTTGAGCCAAACAGTGGTGGTGGCGCTTATGGAAATACTCAGGTAGCTAATTATCTCTCAAGTGGTACCGTAAGTACTGATATTTTAACCACAGGGGCCATAAGTGCCACTGGCAACGTTACTGGTGGTAACATTGTCACTTTAGGTATTGTTAGTTCTGCTGGTGTATCATCTGCCGGCGCTCTTTTGCCAACAGCCAATGTAACTTATGATTTGGGATCAACCAGCTTGCGTTGGAACGATCTTTGGCTGTCAAACAGCACTATACACATGGGTAGCATTACAGTAGGCGCAACCGAAACAGGACTTACTGTTAACAGTGCACCTGTAGTTACTGAAACTGGTACTGGTATTGACCTTTCTGGTAATATTTCTGGTGGTAATATTTTAACAACTGGTTTAATTAGCGCTACTGGTAACGTAAGTGCTGGTAACGTAAGTGGTACTAATATCACTGGTACATTGGCCACAGCAGCACAGCCAAATGTCACATCAGTTGGTACATTAGGTAGTTTAACTGTTACTGGCAACGTAGCTGCTGGTAATGTTTCAGCAACATTGTTTACTGGTTCAGGTGCAAGTTTAACTAACTTAAATGGTAGTAATATCAGTTCAGGCACTATTGCGGCTGCTCGTGTTGCTACATTGAACCAAAACACAACTGGTTATGCTGCCACAGTAAGTGGCGCTGCACAAGCTAACATTACAAGTGTTGGTACACTAACATCATTGGCAGTTACAGGTAACGTAAGTGCTGGTAACGTAAGTGGTACTAATATCACTGGTACATTGGCCACAGCAGCACAAACCAATATCACATCAGTTGGTACATTAACTGGTGGTACTTGGAATGCTACTACAGTTGCTGTCGCATATGGCGGGACTGGCACAACAACAAGCACAGGTACTGGCTCAACTGTATTGAGCGCAAGCCCAACGTTTACTGGTACGGCAAACTTTGCTGCAATCAGTGCAAGTAGTACAGTAACTGGCACATCATTTGTTGGTGTTGCTACTTCAGCAAAATACGCTGACTTGGCAGAAAAATATCTAGCAGATCAGAATTATCCTGCTGGTACCGTAGTTGCAATTGGCGGAGAAAAAGAAGTCACTGCTGCTCAATCTGGGCAACGTGCTATTGGTGTAGTTTCTACAAAACCAGCGTTCATGATGAATATGGATTTGGCTGGAGGTACATACATTGCTTTAAAAGGTCGTGTACCTTGCAAGGTAAGTGGTACAATTAGCAAAGGTGACAGACTGGTAGCAGGAAATAATGGCGAAGCATGGTGCGCATCTGCACAACAGCCAGCTGGTGTTGATAACACTTTTGCTATTGCCCTAGAAAATAGTAGCGGCGATGGCAAGATTATTGAAGTATTAGTACTATAATGATCAAAGCACAGTATCGTAGTGACTACGAAGGCGAGTTTGTTATCACTGAAAGCAAATGGAGCGGTGGCGTAAAGACGCAAAATCGCGAGTGGGTTGACAATCCTATTGACAACCAACATATCAGTGGCCGCGCTGCTTGTATTGCCAGCAATGTTGACAAGTATCGTTTTGATTATACACGCTTACAGCGACACAAAGGTGGGTTGTTAGGCTCAAAAAAACTACAAACATACGGCCTTGGATCCATAACAAAAGAAATGCGCCTGGACTTTGCTGTAGAAATCAACAAAGACATACTCAAAGACATACTTGACCGCCGCTACTCTGATGACAACATTGTTTACACTACCACGCGGAACTGTTTGGTCAATCCCGGGCAGTTTTATCTTATACCTTACAACACGCTCATGGCACTGGAAGCACTTATTTTATGGTTGGCTGCGTTTGATGGGCACAAAGAAATTTACATGTTAGGTTATAACAATCTTGCCACTGGTACTGTAAGCGAATGGAAAGCGCATGTAAACTCTGTTATTGGGGCATTTGACACAGTTAAGTTTGTATTAGTCGGGGAAAAAACCCTTATGCCTGTAGAGTGGCGCAAACACCCCAATGTTGAATGTGTAGATTTTCGAACTTTTGTTACCCAATGTGACGTTAGGTAATACTGTTTTCGATAGTTGACATCTTACCGCGCACAGCATCAAAATTCACAGTTGACCATAGTCCCGGATGCATGGGCTTGGGCCACGTGCCACTGGCAATCCACGCCCAACCAATGTGCTCGTTGTTTAACCGTGGAGTAAATTCATCGGCTACGCTGCAAAAAAACGTGTGATAAGAAAAACCACCGTCGGCGCTGGTGAATTTTTCTATGGGAACCAATTTTATGTATTCAGGCATCATACCCAATTCTTCTTCGCACTCGCGAGTCATTGCTTCCATAAGGCTTTCGTGTGAATCAACTTTGCCTCCGGGCAGGCCCCACGAATCAGGATGACGTGTGTCGTTGCGTAATAGATACAAGTATCGCTGGGTGCTAACGCTGTAGAACCAAACGCCCACTGCCATCACAAAACTATCCGCCACTTTCCGCCGGGATAAAGGCCTTGATAACTCTTAACCCACATGTCACCAGTCCACTTGTATTGGATGCTGGTAGTAATGTTGGTTACATATTGGGCATTGTCGGGGCTTGAGGTGTTGTCAAATACTACTTGCCACCAACCACTTGCGTATTCAATAATGTCATTGGCATTGGCAACCAACGGCTGCCCAGCTGTACCTCGCCATGCTTCAGCATTGCCGGCCCAACTGCCAGTGGCCTCAGTAAGCAAATATCGTTGTCCTTCGGCTGCTGCGGGCAATCCAGCACCGGGTCCACTGCGCAACGGGTCAATAACAGACCTTACTGGTGCCAGAGTGTTTTGTGGTTTAGTATCTTCATCAATGGTGAATAGCAAAAATCTATCATCACTTGGGTCATATGCTACAGTACCTGCAACTTCTGTACCATCTGTTTGCTCTAAAAATACTTGACTAATGCCCGGACGCAGCACACCATAAGCACCTATTAGTGCTGTCCATAGCAAATTGCTCTGCGGGGAGTCAGGTGGTGCTAAACTGGAATTAGGCTCATCAATAACAGCACTGGGACGCAGAGCCTGTAGTTTATTACCAATTAGTAGTGTTTGATAATCCCACGGTGTAATAACCATTCGTGTACCCAACAGCAGATCATTGTCCAACACCGCGTTAGCCGCGTCACCATTAGCATCATAAATGCTGGCAATAATGCGTTCTACCACGCCCAGCTTTTTAACTTTTGCGGGACTGCTGATCCATATAGGCAGGGAAAATGTCATTGTTGTTACATCTATTGCGTCATTAGTTCCAACTGGCACTGAACGAGAAGTCCATTGTGTTGATTCTAATTGTACAACACTTAAACTGGTCCAGTCAATATAGTTGTCTGTGCTTTGTATTTCTAATGCTGGATTGAATAGAACCGCAATTTGTTCAATCAGTTGAAACTTTTGATTGGTATTTGATGTCCATATGTCTAACTTTAATGTTAGTTTGTATGGCACTGGCATCAGTCGTTCAATGGTAAACGCATTGCCTTGTGTGGTTTCGTAAGTTTGTGTGCTGTCGTCAAACGTGCGTTGGCGCACGGCTATTTTGCTAACAAAATAAGGCTCTTGCATTCGCGGGCGATCATAGTCCAGTCCCGAAATATAAAATGACATCATGGGCACAGATGTCATGAAGTTGGCTGAATTATTTTGTATAATAGTTTGTACTTGGCGACTTGAATCACCATAACGGATTGGCACACGGACTAGTGTATGTGCTGTGCCTTCTTCGTTTCTGCCATACTCCACTTGAAAGTTTGAAAAAATCCGTGTGAACTGTAGGAGGAACCGACGGATTTGTTCATCATAAAAGAAAAATGGGTTGGTGTTGGATGGTTCTGTTGCCATGTTTGTTTAGCCGCCGTTATCCACGTCGGGTTTGAGTATATCGCTGAGACTTTGACGACTGGGAATAGGCCCACGGTCGCTAGTCTGTACTGTTTCTCTGTTGTTGACAAAGCTGGCACGCAGAGAAGAATTCTTATATGTAGTTTCATCGTAGCCAGTAGCAGGTTCAAATACTGGTTTGGTACGAACACTATCTTCAATTTTGATCCACGATGCACCGTTGAAACGGAACAGTCGGTTGGGAAAGTAGTCTAACCGTAGCGCATAATCGCCAGGCGCGGGGTTTTGTGGGAATCCAACACCTGCTGTTATAGGTAAGCCGTTTGGTGCAACACCATCCCCAGTTAGGTAGCCAACAGTATAGCCATCGGACCGCGGTGTAGTTCCTTGACCACCTTGGGTGCCATCCACAGTTGGTGGTGTTTGGTCAGCAGTTAGGCCAGCCGCTAAGGGCTGTCCATCTTCGGCAGTGGGCAGAATATAAAACTTGACAGTATCATACCCTGTTAGCGGCACTTCAACAGCCGCTTGTGTTAGGATAGCATCATTGATTTCTAAATCTTTGGTGCGTGTAGAAGTTTTGCCCCCAATAGTATCGGGCGTTTTTTCTGTCCAATAGTTGGTATCAGTTATAGGTGTTCCCGGAGGAACTTCTGTGGTAGCCACATAAAACTTGTCGCCATTGTTGACTACGGTGCCTGCGGGATATAAATTGCCCGGATCCCAAATGTTGTTGGGCTCAAATGGTTCTTTGGTAATGCTGTTGTATTCTTGAGCATTGACCATTGGAGTGGCCTTGACCCGCCACAAGTGCGGTAGCCAAGTTTGACTAAATCCTTCAGACGCAAAGGCCGCATCTTGTATCACATACCACTTGGGTAATGCTTTAACAATACTGGTATCTAATGGATGATAATCTTTTAAATTAGGAACTTCAATTACATCACCGGACATGAGTTTACGCCCGATAGTATCGATCATATCATTATAATGAAATGTAATAAACAATGTATCATTATTTAAAAATAACCCAAATTGAGTTAAATCAAAATCAATATCCGATACTCGATATACTCCGCGTTGAACATATACATTCGGATCATATTTACGATCTCTATTTTCTAATAATAATAGGTCTTCAATAAACAGGGGATTTTCAGTATCATATACTGGTAATGTAGCATCTGCATCTCCAGGATCACCTGTAGAGGGGCCGAGATATTTGTGTATGAAAATATCCAATCCGCCAACTGTATACATTTCAGATATAGTTCTATCTAAAAACTTATAATCAGCAGTTTTATTGGGCCTATATAGACTTAAACGGGGCATAGTATGTTATTTAGCAGCATTTTTTGGTACTTGACCAATAAATCCAATTATGCTATAATTACACAGTAATTAGCAAATAGGAGAATTACATGAAGGCAGCACTGGCTCGTATCAAGCCACTTAACCCCCGTAGCAACGACACCAAATTTATGGGCCACGAGCCTGAATGGCATGTTCAACCTGAACATGAACAACGAGCAGGCCGATTGTCGGCAGCATTTAATTGGTACAACTACTTCTACGGTAAAAAAGATGCTCGCGACATGATCCTGGCTTACTTGGAACACCACGGACGCAAAAACGATGTGCGCCGCCTGCGCGGTGTAAGCGATAGCAATATTCGCTTGACCACTGCTTGGTTGTGCCGTATGACCATGGTAGGCTTGGAACTTACCGAAAGCGAAATTATCAAGTTTGATAACATGCTGGCCGAAATCCTTGGATCAAAACAGCAGGAAGTGGTAGCAGTTGACCACGATGCTGTTGCGGCTGTAAAAGTCACTATCCAAGATCGCCTGCGTGAAAAAGTGGGCGAGTGTGCCGGCGAACTGGAAGGCATGTTTGATGAGTTTATGGAGCAAGGCGCTAAAATGAGCCCTAACTACAAACCCATCGCTACAATTCGCGGTATGAACATTGTGCCACAAATGATCAAGGACATTTCGAGTATTTGGCAACGAAAACTGCCCGAGCTTGAAGCGGCTGTTGACGGCAAAGACAAAGATCTAAACGAAGCGTATCGTCATCTTACCAAAAGCCAACTTCGAAACATGATCAAGTTTTGCGAAACAGTGATCAATGACTGTAATGCTTATGTTCAGATTAAAAAGGTTGAACGCAAGCCACGCAAGGTCAAGGCCATTACGCCCGAAAAACGTGCGGCCAAGTTCAAGCATCAAGTTGAGTTTGCTGATCTTAAACTTAAAAGTTTACCCCCATCCAGCTTGGTGGACAAAGGCGAAGCATGGTTGTATGACACTAAAAAGCGAAAGCTCATACATGTAGTAGCAGACTCGCATGTGGGAACATTTACTGTAAAAAATAACAGCATCATTGGATTTTCCACTACCGAAAGCCAACAAAAGACTGTACGGAAGCCGTCTGAAATTGTAAAAGCAATGGCCGCCGCAGGCAAGCCAGCCGCAAGAAAAATCTTCAAAGATTTAACTACCACTGAAACAGCATTTAACGGACGTGGCACAGAGAACTTGATCATCGTCAAATCTTGGTAAATAACTAGGAACGGAGTTCCTACATGGCCATTGAAGTTGAAACCAGTCTCAATACACTAAAGCAAAATCTCATTGAGTATGTACGCCTACAACTGGGCGCACAAATCATTGATCTTGAGCTGGATGCTGAACACTACGAAGCAGCTTACCAACGGACTATTGGTGTTTATCGCCAACGTGCGCAAAATGCTTATGAAGAAAGCTATAGTTTTCTAGAGCTGGTTGATGGCGTTTCCGTCTACGATTTGCCCCAAGAAATTGTACAAGTTAAACAAATATTCCGTCGAACATTTGGCAACTCACAAGGCCCGTTTGCGACAAACTTTGACCCATTTGCTCAAGCACAAATGAGCGTGTATCTAATGAACTTTAACGTATCGGGCGGCCTTGCTACTTACGATTTCTATAGCCAATATGTAGAGTTAGCCGCGCGAATGTTTGGTGGTTATATAAACTTTACTTGGAATCCAGTAACCAAAAAACTACAACTAATTCGTGATCCTAATGGCTCAGGTGAAAATGTTTTGCTTTGGTCTTATAACCTAAAACCTGAATTTAACCTGCTAAAAGACTTTCAAATTTCCCAATGGATTCGCGACTTTATGGTTGCTAACTGTAAAATGATCATTGGTGAAGCACGGGAAAAATTTGCGTCAATTGCTGGCCCGCAAGGTGGCTCCACACTAAATGGTGCCGCAATGAAAGCCGAAGGGCAAGCACAAATGGAATCACTGGTTAACGATCTTAAAAACTATGTTGATGGATCGCAACCACTGTCGTGGGTAATTGGCTAATGCGAGCTAGTGAGTTTGTTACCGAACACAAAATGGTTTGGACACGCAAAAAAACCTCTACTCGTGGTGGTGTTCCTGTCCTAAAATGGCGTTGTACCAGCGGCACTCGCCGCGGTCGGGTAGTGCCTACTCCTGCGGACTGTAGTGATCCCCCAGATATTGCCGCCAGAGAGCGTATGAAAAGAACTCGTGCTCGAACCGGCAAACCGGCTGCCCGACGTGCTGCTCGATCCAAAAAAATCAATACAGCCAGCCGTTTGATTCGCCGTTTGAACAAATATCGCTAGGCAAATATCAGTATTTCTGCTATACTACGTGTATGGCCGATTTGATGATTGATCTTGAGGGACTAGGTACTGGTCCTGACACTACTATTCTAACCATAGCAGCACAAAGTTTTGACCCCCTGGGCCACGGCTATTACGACCGCTTTTACTATGCTCGCATTGAACTAGAAAGTCAAACAGACCGCAATGTTGAGCAAGGCACTATTGATTGGTGGGCAACTCAACCGCTGGCTGCTAAAGACGAAGCATTTGGTGAAGAAGGTCGTATCCCACTTGATCAAGCACTGGATGAGTTGGGCAAGCTAATATGGCAAAGCAAACGTATCTGGGCGCAAGGTCCCACGTATGACATGAACATTCTTGAGCATGCATATAAGAGTTACGGCAAAGCACTACCTTGGCAGTTTTATGCTGTTCGCGACAGCCGCACGGTGTTTGGGCTGTGGCCCGAAATGCCCAAACCTCCCACAAGCCATCACGCACTCGAAGACTGCCGTAGGCAAATTGATTTGCTACAATTGACACTAAGACACTTGAATGTAAAGGAACTGGTATGATTATTGGCACTAGCGTGATCGTTAGTAAGCGAGTGTAGAGCAATACTATACATTATGATACAAATTATTAATGATACAATACGCATCAATGGTCGAGTCTATGGCAGTCAATTTTCCTTAGATGATCGAGAATTGCTACAGGATATTTTTAGTAACTACTACACAAATCAGCGTGTTATAATAAAAGCAACCGATGGTGAAAATTTAACATTGTTGGGTGTAGTAGATTTCTTTATACATTTATGTGATGCATACAATATTCCTTATGACAAAATTTATTTTGAAACTCAATCCAACATAATTGACTCTCGATTTAATACATCAAAGCGTCAACTCAGCATGTTTTGGAATACAAACCACTATGATACAAGTGCTACATTTTTACCGGAAAACAATGCTGCGTTTGTAGGATGTACAATTGGTAGATTTTCTACAGCAAGATTACGAATGCTTTATGAATTAGAAAAAGCCTTTACAAACGATACATATTTGATACATCATTTTGATATAAACCAAGTGATCAATTTTTATAAAAATACTGATAATTTATACGAGTCTGAAATAAATTGGTTAAAAACTCACACATTTAATATTGACTTGACTTTAAAATCTAATAATGTAACTGGGATGAACGGCTGGGAAAATTCAATAAAACATTATGGTGCCATTGCTCCAAATTTTTATATAGAAGTTGTTCCTGAAACACACGCATATAATAGTTGGTGGTTTACTGAAAAACTGGGAAAATGTTTGTTCACCGGCAAACCGTTTTTATTGGCAGCAGGACAACATAGCCTACAACGCATTCGCGACATGGGCTTTAAGACATTTAACAGCATAATCGACGAAAGCTACGACAACGAATCAACACCAGCATTGCGTACAAGATCAATTATCAACTCTCTTCAAGCACTATACACCAGTCCCAATAAACAAGCATTGATTAACGAAATGTATACAATTGGTCAACACAACAAATCAAATTTTAAATCTTTAATGAAAAAACAGTATAATGCGTAATGTAAATCACATGCTACAATTGATGCCAAGACACTTGAATGTAAAGGAACTGATATGAATCGGGCTGTGTTCATATCATTAGAAGGAGCATTTCCTAATGCTATTGAAGAATACTTACAAGATGCCATAAAAAAAATTGAGCGACGCCAAGCATCGGTGTTGTTCTGTTTAATGGCTACTGACTATTTTACTATTCCCGATAAAAAAGACGGTTTTAATTACATATTTGATGCTTTGCGGTTGCGTGGTGTTACTACTGTACTAGTTCTTAATACGTTTTATAAAATACAAGACTTGTCGGGCATTCGTGCTGACTGTGTTGAATTTATAAATTTTCAGTTATGGCGAAGCTACAACGAAATTATAAACAAAAAGAGCAGTACTGTTAACCCTGCGTGGAATGCTAACTCGTCGCAGTTTTTGTTTTTAACTGGCAAACCCGATCGGGAACATCGTGTACGATTGCTATGGAAATTAGAACAAGCAAGATTGTTAGATCAATGCTGCTGGAGTTTTTGGTATAACAAGAACAATCTAGATGCTATTAGAGAACTGATTCCCGAAGTGCCCGACGCTGAACTAGTATCCAAGTTAGATAGTTGGGAACGCAATCCTGATAATATTAACATGATTAAAAGAGGAGGGTCATTTCATTACGGTGGCATTCCATACGATGTAACATTGTTTTCTAACAATCGTTTTCGTGTAATATCCGAATCAGTGTATGGTAACACACTACCTCATGCTCCTTTTAATTATATGATAGGCGAAAAAACCTACATCAGTTTGCTCAACAGAATTCCTTGGATTATGGCTAGCCAGCCCGGAAGTTTAGCTTTCCTACGTAGCGAAGGATATGAAACATTCGACGAGCATTTATTAGAACCATACGATATGATTCTAAATGGTGAACAACGCCTTGATAGCATTGTAAATAACACTAGATTTTGGCTGCAGGAAATGCCCAATACTGAACAGATTAAGCAGAAGATTGAACACAACTTCCGTCGTGCTGTAGAACAAGCACAAGAATCTGAAAATGTATTAAAAAAACTAATTGATCAATTTAATATTCAAGCTCTCCCAGAACAACTGGCACCCACTGTAGACAAATGAGGATAATATGATTATTGGATTAGTAGGCTTTATTGGCACAGGCAAGGATACTGTTGCTGATTTTTTAGTAAATGTTCATGAATTTAGACGGGAAAGTTTTGCCGGCAGTCTTAAAGACGCAGTAGCACAGATTTTTGGATGGGATCGAACGTTGCTCGAAGGTCGTACCAAGCAATCACGAGCCTGGCGAGAAAAAGTGGATACATGGTGGGCTAAACGCCTTAACATGCCTAATTTAACACCACGATTGATGCTACAACTGTGGGGCACAGAAGTGTGTAGAGAAGGCTTTCACGATGACATTTGGGTTGCCTCTCTGGAAAATAAACTTCGCAATAGCCAAGACAACATAGTGATCACTGACTGCCGCTTTCCCAACGAAATCGCAGCCATTAAAAATGCTGGAGGCATGGTAGTGCGTGTGGTGCGGGGACCCGAACCTGACTGGTATCAGTATGCAATAAATGCCAACGCTGGTCCAAAAACAATTGGATGGTCGGTGGGCACAGAGCGCCTTAAAAAATTAAAAATTCATGCCAGCGAAACAGCGTGGATTGGCACTAAGTTTGATGCTATACTTGACAACAACGGCACAATAGATGAGTTGTGTAATCAAGCTACAAGTCTGGTAGTAAGTCACCAGGAGTCCATAGCGAATCCAGCCGATTGATTTCTACGGTACAATTTAAACATACAGTTCTTAAATTGTTTATGTTGGTGTTGTGTAAGTTGCCATCAACATGATACACTAGCGTCTGAGCCGAGTACTTGGATTTAAAACCACATCGATCGCATGTGGTTTTTTTCTTATAGCCTGCCGCTTGCCAACGAGCCACTGCTGGTTTAATACGACGTTTTTTCTTTATACAAGCGTCACAGCGTGTTCTATAGTGTGCTATACCGTCACGATAGTAGTTAACAGCACACGGTCGTTGACTACAAGCGGTGCAAATAGGTCTTTTCATGGTTTATTTACCAAAAAACCTTTGCCAAAGGGCAACATAATACTGGTTTTTGTTATTAGGTGCTAAATATTAGCAACTAGGAAAAGGACCATACCATGGCATTAACATCTCCAGGCGTAGAAGTAACGATCATTGACGAAAGTCAATACATCCCTGCTGCTACCAACTCAGTACCATACATTCTATTGGCAACAGCTCAGAACAAGGCCAGTGCAGCCGGAGTAGGCGTAGCACCCGGAACACTTGCTGCCAACGCCAACAGAGTATATTTAATTACAAGTCAGCGTGATTTAGCCGCTACATTTGGCAACCCATTCTTCTATAAAACAACCGCTGGTACTCCTATCAACGGTTACGAATTAAACGAATATGGATTATTGGCTGCTTATTCAGCGTTGGGTGCTAGTAACCGTGTTTATGTTCAACGTGCGGACATTGACTTAACTGAGCTAACAGCTTCGTTGTCACGTCCCACTGGTTCTCCCAATAATAACACATACTGGTTAGATACAACCAATTCACAATGGGGAATTTTTGAGTGGAATCAAACCACTGCTGCCTTTACAGTTAAAACTCCTATTGTAATTACTGATACAGCACAACTGGAAATTTCCACAACTGTTCCACTACAAACAGTGGGCAGCATTGGTGATTATGCTATAACTGCTACCAGTACATTTAATCCTGGCTACTACAAGCGTGGCGGCCCAACATCTACACAAACCAGTTCCACAACACTATCTGATCTGTACAACACATGGGTATTGGTTGGCAGTGACGATTGGAAAACAGCTTGGCCCACAGTAGCCGGTACATTGGCTCCAACTTCGCTAACAGAAGCCGACACATTTACTGTAAATGGATCAGTAATTACTGTTCCAGCTAGCCCCAACAACACAGTAACTGGTGTAGCTACAGCAATCAATGATGCTGCTATTACTGGCGTTTATGCCGCTACAATTGGTGGCAGATTGTACATTTATGCCGACTCGTCTGCTGGTACTACTGCCGGTGGATCTGTTACACTAGCCACTGGTACTGGTACACCGCTAACCACACTAGGTATGACAGCAGGTGAATCTTATGCTCCGGCTTTCTTGGCTGCACCTAGTTATCAGGCACCACGTTGGGGTTCTACACAAGCTCAACCTCATCCTACAGGCAGTGTATGGCAAAAGATTTCCGCAGTCAATCAAGGCGCAGCACTATCAGTTAAAAAATACAATGCTACACTAGGATTGTTTGTACAACAGGCCTGCCCATTATACCTAACTGAACCGGATGCAATTTATGCGTTAGACCCTAGCGGTGGTGGCGCAAATATTCCTGCCGGATCAACATTTGGTCGAGTTGATCCACTTTTTAATACTACCAGCGGCATTACAATATTTGAAAGATTTATTACTGGTGCTACTGAAATCACAGGTGATACTGACACTCCTGGTCCGTTTGTAATAGGAAACACATTTGACATTATTGCCACACAGCCTGGTACTGCTAACCTAACAACTGTTACAGCTGAATTGCTAGGTACAGATGTAGCTGACTTTATTGCCGCAGTTAGTGCTGCTAACATTCCTTATGTCAGTGCTACTACTAATAGTGCAGGCGCCATTGTTATGACACACGCTACTGGCGGTAATATTGTTTTGATTAATGGCACAGGAACTCCAGTTACTGCTGCTGGCTTTAACACCAGCGTCCGCGGAGTTAGCACATTCTATGCTAATGGAGCTCCGTCCGGATTAATATTAAGCAACTGGGTAACTGCTCCAACATTTACATATACTGCCAGTGACGATGCTCCTGATCAGGATCCTACAGATGGTACACTATGGTACTATAGTGCAACTGATCAAGTGGACATTATGATTCAGGATAACGGCACATGGCAAGGTTATCAAAACGTAACCAACGACGTTCGCGGTTACGACCTTAGCTTAACTAACGCTACTGGTCCTATTATCAGTGCTACAGCACCAACAACACAAACTGACGAATCTGAATCTCCATTGGTCTATGGTGACTTGTGGATTGACACTAGCGACTTGGAAAACTATCCTGTGATTAGTCGTTGGGAAAGTGTAAATGGTACAGATCAGTGGGTACCACTTGACAACACCGATCAAACCACATCAAACGGTGTGTTGTTTGCTGACGCTCGTTGGGCACCTAACGGAACTACAGATCCTATCACCGGCGACTTCCCCACAATCACCAGTTTGTTGACCAGTGATTACCTAGATTTGGATGCGCCCGAATCTACACTATATCCCCAAGGTATGCTGTTGTTTAACACACGCCGTTCAGGATTTAATGTTAAGAGCTTCCAAGTTAACTACTTTAACGCTGAGTCGTTCCCTGATGATACATTACCAGCAGAAAAAAATGCATGGGTAACAGCCAGCGGATTGAAGGCTAATGGTGCTCCGTACATGGGACGTCAAGCTCAACGTGCAATCATTGTTGCTGCACTCAAGTCAAGCATTGACACCAGTACTGATATTCGTGAAGAACAGCGTCAATTTAACTTGTTGGCATGCCCTGGATATCCTGAGCTAGCACCTAACATGATTGGCCTCAACAACGAGCGCTCCAATACAGGCTTTGTTATTGGCGATACTCCGTTGCGTTTAGACCCACAGGACATTCTAACATGGGCCAGCAACAACAACGGTTTAGGTTTGCCTACTGAAGACGGCCTAATCGCTGCTGACGAGTATATGGGTGTGTTCTATCCCAGTTGCCAAACAACTGATCTAACTGGTAGTGCCGTAGTAACAGCACCAAGTCACATGATGATTAGAACAATTATTCGCAGTGATGAAGTATCGTTCCCCTGGTTTGCTCCAGCTGGAACACGCCGTGGTGTAGTTGACAATGCACTGCAATTAGGTTATATCAACTCAACTACTGGCGAGTTTGAATCCTTAGGTGTACGTCAAGGATTGCGTGATGTATTGTATGAAAATTCTATCAACCCAATTACGTTTATTCCTGGTGTTGGTATTACTAACTTTGGTAACAAGACATCCACAACGCTTACCACCGCAATGGACCGCATTAACGTGGCACGCTTGGTGGCATTTATTCGTGGACGATTGGATATTATCGGTAAGCAATACTTGTTTGAACCCAATGATCAAATTACCCGCAATCAAATCAAGAACGCTATCGATGGCTTGATGATTGACTTGGTGGCCAAACGTGCTTTGTATGACTATTTGGTTGTTTGTGACCTGACTAACAACACACCAGCACGTATTGATCGCAATGAATTGTATGTTGATATCGCTATTGAGCCAGTTAAGGCTGTTGAGTTTATCTACATTCCAGTTCGTATTAAGAACACAGGAGAAATTGCTGGAGGAGCAGTTTAAAAGGGAGTGGAAACACTCCTTTTTTGACCAGACTCAACTAGCATAAATAACAGTATATAGGAGAATAGCAAATGGCCGTATCATCGCTAAGTAGAATGACAGTTCCTTTGGCCAGTGACCAAAGTGCTTCAACGCAGGGCGTGTTGATGCCCAAACTCAAATATCGCTTTAGAGTGATGTTTGAGAATTTTGGAGCCGCAAACAATGCAGCACCTGTAACAGAATTAACTAAGCAAGTAATTGATTTTACTCGTCCCAGTGTTGAATTTGCACAAATTGATTTGCCAATTTATAACTCAACAATTAAAATGGCTGGCAAGCACACATGGGCTGATGTTACATGCAACTTGCGTGATGACGCTGGTGCAAATGTACAGAAACTAGTTGGCGAACAACTACAGAAACAATTAGACTTCATGGAAATGGCGTCTGCTTCTGCTGGTATTGACTACAAGTTTATCACCAAGTTTGAAGTGTTAGATGGTGGTAATGGTGCAGTAGAGCCAATTGTGCTCGAATCGTGGGAGTTGTATGGTTGCTATCTAAAATCAGTAAACTACGGCGATGCCAATTATGGCACAAGCGAAGCAATGACCATTGCTTTGAACATCACTTTCGACAACGCTAATCAGATTATTGGCAGTGGTGTTGGTACAGCAGGAACGTTAGTTGGTCGTGCAGGAGACGTTGCTACTGGCGTAACTACTGGCGTCTAATGAGTTTTGGGCAAGACTTCCTAAAAGGTTTTATTGGCGATAACGGGTTAAGGGATTATGACCACGCTGATAAAACCTTTCGTACGAATGGATACGAACTTGCTCCTAGACTCAAGTTTTTATATCACACATATTTTAATTTAAATACCGCTGCTATACCATCATTGGATACTGATGCTATACCCAGTATCGGCCTGTCAGTAAAAACAATTGATTTGCCAAGTTATCAAATTTCAGTTGACACACTAAATCAATACAATCGTAAACGACTGGTTCAAAGCAAAATTGAATATCAGCCTGTACAAATTACTTTTAATGACGACGGCGGCGATTTGATACGTAATTTATGGTATCAATACTTTAATTACTATTACAAAGATCCCGTAAACAAATACGAAGGTATACCCAATACCAGTGGAACCAGCGGTAATCAAGCAACCACTCCAACTGGTTTTAGTTACAATAACAGCGACACTTATAATGACGATCGCTTTGTAAACGATTGGGGCTATGCAGGCGAATCATACTCTGATGGTACATTTAGTCAATCTGGAAAGCCAAAATTCTTTAAAGATATTAAAATTTATGGCTTGAATCAACACAAGTTTGCTGCTTATGTGTTAATCAATCCTATGATCACTGACTGGCGTCATGACACTTATGACTACAGTCAAGGTGGCGAGATAATGACGCACACAGTTACCATACGCTATGAAACTGTTAAGTATTATTCAGGTGCAATTGGTGCATCACGTCCAGATACTAATGTAACAGGATTTGCTGATCCCAATCGTTACGATCAAATTAGAAGTTCGTTGGCTCGCCCCGGAAGTCAGGCTACTGTCCTGGGGCAAGGTGGCTTGTTGGATGCTGGCGTGGGTATTATGGAAGATATTCAAGCATTGGCAAGCGGCCAAGGCAGCTTGGTTAATGTTATTGGTGGCGTACAAAAAGCTCTCAACGTCAACGCTACATTGAAGAAAAATTCAATTGGTGATCTTGTTAGAAATGATGCTAAGACTATAAAGCAGGATGTACTACGAAACAGCTTGCCTGGCGCAATGCGTAATGCAGCCAATTCTGCTAACAGTATGTTATTTCCCACTTCGCCCAAAGGAAAAACTGAATGAGCACCATTAATGCTCCAAACTACAACGTTGATCTCACTGTTCGTGTGTTTGACGATTTCTATGGCTTTGAGTCTGTAGTTCCAGTTAATGAGTGGGACGCTGTACTTTCTTATTTTAAATCGATCTACACCACAGAGTCTGCGGCTACAAACTTTACTACCGCCATATTCCGAGTGGCCAACCAGCAAGGCATATCGGCTATGTCATTGCTTGAGCAGATACAAACAGCATCGGGTCCCGCAGAGTTAGATATAACTATTGCTTATTATCTCAATGACTTGCGTAGCAATAGTACATTGTTGGGAGTATCAACCCCAATACAACCCAACTACTATCCCGCCCGTAATGTCCGAGCATGAGCAAGTTTGCACAAGGCGCCTACACCGTTAAAAACCCCGCCAAGTATGTAGGCAAGGGTATTCCCCGCTATCGTTCAGGTTGGGAATTGGCGTTTATGCGATTCCTGGACAACAACGAACACGTTATGCAGTGGGCAAGTGAATCTATACAAATACCCTATCGCAATCCAGTAACTGGCAAGCAAAGCATTTATGTTCCGGATTTTTTGATCACATACAAAACACGCCAGAATACCCTGGTTGCTGAGTTGATTGAAATCAAGCCCAAAAAACAAAGCATTATTGAAAGCAAAATGAGCAATCGAGATCGTATGGTCGTGGCTATTAACTACAGCAAGTGGGATGCGGCCACCAAGTGGTGCAAACGCAACGGTCTAACCTTTCGTGTTATAAATGAGCACGATATGTTCAAGAACGGTAAAAATTAAGCTCACCTGAGCCGTTAATACGGTAAATACAGTATGCGCAAATTAGAAGAACTATTCGACCTGCCTCCAAGTACAGCGGACTCAGATGAACCCGTGGTTTCAATTGATGAAACCAAGCAGGCTATAGCTGAAATTGACAGTACTATAGACAAAATTGATGCTGCATTACCGTCTGTGCGAGGACTGGAATCAAGCGATGGTGAAATGGATGAGCTGGCTACAAAAGCTACTGACACATTCAACGATTTGATGGACCTGGGCATGCAAGTAGACAGTCGCTATGCCAGTGAAATATTTGCTGTAGCCGGCACAATGTTAGGACACGCACTAACAGCTAAAACAGCTAAAATGAACAAGAAATTAAAAATGATTCAGCTACAGTTGCAAAAAGCCAAGCTGGATCTTGACAAGGAAAAAGTCAACAGTAAGGATGACTCTGTTGAAATAATTGAAACTGCCGAAGGGCAGGTGTTAAGTCGCAACGATTTGCTTGAACGGCTAATCGGCGCTCGGGACCAAAAAAGTAAACAAGCATAAATATTGTATAGGGATTAATCATGAAACATTTCAGAGAATATTTGTTAGAAAATGAGCGAGTATACAATTACCGCATTAAAATTGCCGGTGATGCTCCTAAAGACTTTGTTCGAGCTCTTGAAGAAAAACTTCAACAGTTTGACGTTGTTAAAATTTCTTCGCCCAAGACCACACCAGTAATGGCACGGTTAGCGGACTTTCCAGAAATTAACAACGAAAGCTGCACACACGTTGATGTAGAGTTTCGCTATCCAGCTATTGAGCCGCAGATTCGTCAAATAGCACAGCTATTGGGCTTGGATCCTAATCGTGTGCGTATGCTCACTGTGCCTTACGAAGACAGCAATGACAAATTAAATGCTGACATGGCAGCACAAAACAAGGATCTGTTGAAGTCTCCTTATCCTGCTCCCGATGCTGAACAAAAAGCCCTAAGCAAAGATTACTCTGCTGCACCTGATGATCACGCAGTATTGAAAAATGCATATCGCAGTGATTTCACTGTAGCCGGTGGTAAGACACCACCTGCTGTTACCACTAACAGTTTACCTATGGGAAATACAAGTCCCATGTCAAAGGTCAAGAGACCACCGAAGCCAGCAACTGGTTACAACCCAAGAGGATAATACAATGAGTTTTTTCTACAACCTAAATAAAAAATTTGCCGAGCTGGCAAAAGAACAAGAACAATCGCAGCCGGTTGAACAGGCCAAAACAAGTGAATTCAAAAAGATTGTCGAAGATAGTGAAAAGTGGATTCAAAAGACCGGTGTTGAAAAAAATAAAGGCGGCTTGCATCGTGCATTGCATGTGCCACAAGGTGAAAAAATTCCTAAGGCCAAAATTGAAAAAGCCACACACAGCAAGGACGCACATCTCCGTCACATGGCACAATTTGCTCAAAATGTAGCAAAGGAAGGCATGGCTGAAGGTGATATGGAAGAAGGTAATGAGTTTTCTGGAGAGTTAGCCAAGGCTAAATCTCAACACAAAGATTCGTTTAGTGTTGACGGTAAGACGTATCCTGTCAAAGAAGAAGGCATGAGCGACAAAGAAAAAAGTTTTGCCGCATTGGCTGAGCCCAAAGACAAAATTACTTTTGCTGACAAAATTGCCGGTGCTAAAAAAGAAGTTGACGAAATGTTAGGCGACGTAGCTGCTGACGCTATGCGTAATGCTCTTAATAAAGTTCGCGAAATCGAACATGATGATGTTGAAGAAGGTTGGGACGACATGGAGAAGAGCGTTGAAAAACGCCGCCAAGATATTTCCAAACTAAAAACCGGCGACAAGATGGCCGGCCATAAACACGACATTGAAAAAACAGCTACTGGCATGAAAGTTACACGCCGTGTGCGTCCCGATGGCATTAGCGTTGGTGCTGATGAAGAACCATCAGCTGACGGTGAAAAACGTGGTCGTGGTCGTCCAAAAGGAACTGGCGGTAAGATGGGTGCCAAAGGACCGTCTGGTCGTTCTAAACTAATGACTCGCGAAGACGACGAGTATGATGACGAAGCCGGAATGGCCAAGCAAGATTTGTCGCAGGCCAAAGATGCAGCCGAAGAGTTGCGTAGTATTTTGGCTTCGGATGAAAACTTGCCAGAATGGGTACAGGCAAAAATCACTAAAGCTGTTGATTATTTAGATACAGCTCGTGACTATATCAAGTCTGAAAAAGATGGCGAAGAAGAATTAGACGAAAAAGCAGTTAGCAAAAAGCAACAACGCTTTATGGGCATGGTTCATGCTGCACAAAAAGGTGAAAAACCTGCCAGTAAGGAAGTGGCCAAAGTTGCTAAGGATATGAAAAAGAAAGACGCCGAAGACTTTGCCAAGACCAAGCACAAAGGCTTGCCTGAGAAAGTTAAAGAAGAAGGCGCCGAAAAAGAAGCCACACCCGAGGAAGATAAACCAAAGAAATCCAAAGGTGGAATCAAGTTTGGTAAAGGTGTTTATGAAGAACTAGATTCAAAGCTAGAGCAGTTAATCACTGAGTCGATGAATTTTGACTTTCATGTAGGTCAAGGTCCCAATGGTGGCAACCAGAAAAGTCTTACTATTAACGCTACTGATGAAGATGCTGAAAAACTAGCTGATCTACTACGCTATGCTGGCATTGGTTCTGCTGAAGCACCTGCTGCCGACAACGCATCATGCCCAGTATGCGGCGAAAGTGCGTGTGGTTGCGAAGCTGTAGAAGAAGACCTTGCTAACTCGCCTAACGTTGAAGTACAAGACACTGAGTTTATGACTCAGACTATTGCAGGCGGCCTAAACAAGCCTAAGTCAACTGGTCAAACAACTACACCTGTTATTGCAAGTCAGTTGCGTAGACAAGTTAGCATGGAAGAAAGTGTCGAACTTGAGCGTAAGTTGTTCGACTTATACAAACAGTTTGGCAAATCATAATTTATAAATTATGAGAGCAAGCGAATTCATTACTGAGGGCCAACGTAGGACTCACAGGGCTCACGCTCGCCATGAATTCGAGCGGGCACACCCTGGCCTGATTGGTCCCGAATCTAAATCAGACACATACTGGGGACGTTATTATGATCACTATCGTGTGGCTGTGCTTGCTGGCATGGATTTAGAAGAACTTGAAGATGCCGACGATATCAATTTCTTTGGCAACGTACCTATTTTCAGTGCTTATACTGAACACGATCGCAAAAAATTGCTGGCCATCATGAAAAAACTAGACATGAATCCCGGCGATAAAATTGGTAACGGCAGCCACGAAACTGATGATACCAATACGGTTAGTCCTGTAAAATCATTCCGCGGTTACGCTAGATAGCCATGTGCATAATAGTCGCCAAATACTTCCCGGGAACAGGGTGGGCTGGTGCTAAGAACCGCGACCGCAAATACACACCTGAATTAGATTTCATTGAACAAGAAAAAGACGGCGTGGGTCGTATGATGATGCATGACTTGGTCACTGGCTATATGGAAGGCATCAACAGCAATGGTATCAGCATATTAAACACCAGCTTAGATGTGTTTGACGATGAACCAGACGTTACAGCAGGAAAAACAAAAAACAGTCCCGACGGCAAAATTATTGCTGAAGCATTGTTGCAAAGTAATGTTAAAAATGCAGTCAAACTATTGCTCAAGCACAAGTTAGTGGGATGCACTATGGTGTTTGATCAAAACACCATGTATCTAATAGAAGCATCTGATCAAGATGGCACTCGCCCCTACAGATACTATGTTAAAAAAATACCCAATGATGAAATTGTAGTAAGAACCAATCACGGCTTATGGATGCCCTGGTCAGGATTTCAACGCTCGTCAAAAAACAAACAAGAAGTTCTAGATCGTATCAGCAGCGAAGCAAGATTTTTGCAAGCTCAAGCAGTTGTAGAAAACGCAACTAAACCTGAAGATCTAGTTGATGGATTATGTCAAGTGTATATCAATCATCCGCAGCTAAATATAATGAGAACCAGTACTGAGGCAAACAAATATAGAACTACTAGCCAGCAGTTGTGCGTACCAAAAGAAAAAACGCTATACTGCCGTCCTGTAAGTAGTCATGTAAAGTTTGATTTCTGGGGATTGAATCAGCCTAATAATAATGTATGGGTTGAAATACTGGGCAATAGAGAACTATGGCAAAACACCAAAGGTGACCCACCGTTTGGCCATATGAAGTTAAAGGATTTATAATGCGAGCAAGTGAATTCGTTACTGAAGATTGGCAAAAGGTTAATAAAAAAGACAAAACTGATGGCATGAGTAAAAAGGCCGTTGCTGCTTATCGTCGCGAACATCCTGGTAGCAAACTAAAAACTGCTGTAACTACAAAACCCAGTAAACTAAAAAAAGGCAGTAAAGATGCCAAACGCAGATCAAGTTATTGCGCTAGATCTGCAGGCCAAAAGAAAATGCACAATATTGACTGTTCTAAAACACCTGACAAAGCAATATGCAAAGCACGTAAGCGTTGGAACTGTTAATGAGAGCACGAGAATTTATTACAGAAACCACATACGGCAGTGCCGCTGATGTTCCAGCATCTGGTAAAAAAATGCCCAAGTCGCAGCGTTCTGCACTAAAGGGTTTGATCAGCTTGCCCGATTTAAGTCAAAACAAGCAAGGCGGCAGCCCTTACACACAATGGCGCTTTGGCATTGCTATGGCAGGCGCTCCAGATTATCCTACAGATCCTGCTGGTGCTACTGCTGGAGACCCACTTCTGGCCACTTACACAGATGAAGAATTAGCCATTGTTAATTCGGCTGCAAAAATGGTTGGCGCGGGCCGTATTAAAAAACTTACTGACAATAGAAGCCACGAAGCCGATTGGATACAAAAAAACAGTCCCGTGAAACCGTTTAAGGGTTATCCACGATAGCCGTGAAACCCGTACTGATACTTCAGCATCAAACTCCTGACCGGCCCGCATATTTGAAAACGTGGTTGGATCACCACAACATTGTTTACGAAACACGTAATGCTGGTGCTGGAGATGAATTCCCATCTTCCATTGAGCC